CGGGGCCGACCTGTACGGGGCCAACCTGTCCAGGGCCAACCTGTCCGGGGCCGACCTGTCCGGGGCCAACCTGTCCGGGGCCAACCTGTCCGGGGCCACTTACAGCCAGGGCACTCTCTGGCCCGCGAACTTCGATTTCTCAAGCAAAGGGGCGGTGAAGATATGACCGCCGCCGAACTCACCCTCCACCTGCCAATCTGGCTCCCCTTCGCCTTCCTGACCCCCGCAGCCTTCTGGGCCGGCTACCCCCTCTATATCCGCCCCCACGTCGTCCACTGGCGCAAGAGGCGCAGGAACGCGCGGAGGTTGGGGATATGAGCGACGTCATGCTTGCCCTCGTTATGACGAGCTGCCAGCCCGTCGTTAGGGCCGAAGACAGCCTGGAAGATCGGTTCCGGGCCGCCATGAAGGAAGCCTCCAACCACTGGATGGTGCTGGACCGGGACGTGCAGTTCCGAGGTGCCATCGGTGCCGTGTACTCTGCGGCATCCGAACCCGAGAAGGCGCGGATCGACGTGGAACTAAAAGCGATGAAGGCCTTGAACGCCCTGCTAAGCGGCGTCCCCATCAACTTTGACGCGCTAGAACTCCCCCCTGATGAGGAGCGGCTCGGCCTAATCAGGATGTGGCAGGAGGTGATCGCATGATCCGTCGCCCGTCTCGCGGTGTCACCTCCATCGAGGTTCTGACCCTGCTAGCCCTGATCGCGGTCGTGGTGGTCATCATCGTTATCGCCTTCGGCGGCACCTCCTGGGCCGGTGGCCTGTCGCACCAGCCATGCCCAACGACCGTCCCGACCACCCTGGTCCTGACCACTACGACGGAGGTATCAACATCAACCTCGACTACAACTCCAAGTACAACACTTGGCGTGTCCCCTACGACGGTTGCTATGACGAGTACGACTTCGCCCCCAGTCGCGCCACCACCCACGAACTTCCCTCTGTATCCGCCTCCTGTGACGACGACGCTCGGCCCGACGGTTACGATCCCTCGACTGGTGACCACGACCTCACAGAGCCCCACAAGCACCTCTCAGACAACGTTAGGGACGACCACGACGCTGGCCCTCACTACGACCGTGGCCCCGACGACAACGATCACCGAGAGAGGGGTGCCCACAACGCAACCACGCAGCCAGACGTCGCTGTCCCCTCTCTCGGCCTCCACCACAACGACTGTGGGAAAGCAGGGTATGAAATACCCCCCGATCCCACACCCCACCACAACCGCGGCTCCGTCGCCTACCACGACGACGGCTCCCAAGCCGGTAGGGAGTGCAACGACCCAGGGGCCTCCGGCTACCCGGCCCCTGGTAACCACCACCACTCGGCCGGAAGTCACGACTCTCGGACCAAAGCCGCAGGTCACGACCACAACGGTGCCCGTAATTCCAAATACGCATTACGCATCGACCACCACCACGACGGTCCCTGTGGCCGCGGTACTCGCGTACACCGGCAGTGACTCAACCGAGATCGCAAGCTGGGGCGTGGCCCTCGTCCTTGTCGGCATGTTCTTGGTGGTGCTCAGCGCTGGACGTAGGGGGAGGCACGCGCGGTGATCTGCGACGCGAAGATCCGTCCGTTCACGGACGACACCGAACTCACCTGCGAGTGCCCCCACGTTGACGAGTTGGACGGGTCGTCTGAGCACCACTCAACCCTGCGGGACTACGCGTTCCCCGGTTCAGCGACGACGATCTACGCGTTCCCCGGTTCAGCGACGACGATCTACTGGGCCGAGGACGACCGCCGTAATTTTCGCGGCGAGTACCCAGGCCGATGCGACGCAGCTACGCCCACTTGGCCTGACGGTTTGCCGGGGGAGACTCGCCCCTGTGTGCTGCCGGCTGGTCATCGAGGGGGGCACGCGCGATGAGCAATCTCGGGAAAGTTCGGGTGGTTGACTTCCTGGGTCGTGCTCGCTACGTTGATCCGTTCGTAAAGATCGAGGACATTGGGAAGCAGCCCGACGCTATTGAGCTAGCGGCTCAGGCCTTGGAGTGGACGGCGGTCATGGAGGCCCTGGTAGTGATCCACGGCAAGCACCGCGCTGCCAAGAGGCTGGCCGAGATGGGATGCCCGATCCGGTTCCACGGGGAGGACACGGTTATCGTCCGGGGGCGTAGGGGGAGGCACGCGCGGTGAGCGCCGATCCGATTGGTATGTGGGTGGGTACCACGGACGCCTACGACACGGTGGACTGCTGTCACCTCCCACGCGTCCCTGAACCTGGCGAGGGGATCACCTACATCTGCCCCCGAGGTCACCGCTGGGAGTTCCGTCCGAACCCAGCCCCGAGGAGCTTCATGGCCGAACTTACGACCGTTCGGTACGCGCACGGTCAACCGGTCGGGCGTTGGGCCACCCTTGACCGCTGGCGGCGTTCCCTGCCCTTGTGTTGGTGGTTGCTCTACGACGCCTTGGTCGGGGTCGCCCTCCTCTTGGCTTGGTGGCACCCTTGGGCCGCCCTCATTGTTGGAATCCCGTGGCTGGGCATAGCGGCGTTCATCGACCTGATTGAGTACATGGTGAAGTCGGGTCGGGCTAGCGAGCGAGGAAGCGACCACGAGAGGAGGGAACGAGGATGAACCGTCAGTCCGTGCTCACGGTACGCAATGACCTGGAACTGCCGAGGCTCTGCGGGATGATCGCCGCAACCCTGGGGGCTCTGAGCACTCGTTCCTTCCTTTGGTGGCCGTCGTGACCTGGACGACTGGTGTCCCCCAGCTCGGCCGCCTTGCCTTTGAACTAGCGCCCGAGGTTTGGATGGCCTCGGCTCCTTGCCGTGGACGTACCGAGCCCTTTTTTGAACACGACGGGATCGACTTCCCGCGTGCAGCGTCCCAACACCGCGTCACGTACCCCGAGGCGCGTCGCATCTGTTCCACCTGTCCCTTCACGGGCCTCGACGGCCCCTGTCTCGCGTACGCTCTTGAGTCCCACGCTGATTGGGGTGTATGGGGGGGTCTAGATCCGGTTGAACGTCGCCAGCTTGTGCGAGAGCGCGAGCGCCGAGGGAACCGGGTGAGCGCATGACTTGGATGGCTGGCCGCCTTTTGGGTTTCGATACGGAAACGAGCGGAGTCTCTGTCACGACCGATGTGCCTGTGGCCTTTGCCCTGGTCGCCGTGGACAACGAGAAGGTCGTCAAGGTCCGCCATGGGCTCATTGACGCTGGCCGGGAGATCCCCGTTGAGGCAACCGCGGTCCACGGTATTACCACCGATGACATACGTGCCCGCGGCGGTTCATTAGAAGCGTCCCTCAAGGGGATCACCGACACCATCAACCAGTCCGTGACCATGGGCATCCCGATTGTCGGTAGCAACTGTGTCTTTGACCTCAGCCTAGTCAATGAGTGCTATCGGCGCGTGTTCGGCTACCCGTGGATCGGCGACGGCTGGGCAGGCAGAGTCATTGACGTGCTGGTCCTTGACCGGCACTGCGACAAGTTCAGGAAGGGCTCGAGAAAACTCACCGCCCTGGCCGAGCACTACAGCGTGAAGCTGGAGAACGCCCACACCGCGCGCTCCGACGCCGAAGCTGCCGTCCGTATTGCCATCGCCATTGGCAGAATCTTTCCCGAAGTAGGCAACGCCGACCCCGAACTGCTTACGCTGCTTTCCCAGAAGTGGCACCAGGAGTGGTTCGACAATTACGCGGACTACCTCCGCAAACAGGGCAAGGACGCCCTGGACCCCGCCGACCGCGACTGGCCAGTCCGAGGGCTGACCAAGGTCGCACTATGAAGCGAAAGAGAGATGACCATGACCCCCACTACCGCGACACACCTGAACGCCCCAAGAGGGGGTCGCGCCATCTTCAATGGGTGCTGGCAAATGGGAGGCGGGAGTGAGCACTGAGGCGTTGGGGGGCGCTGACGCTAGCAGCTCTAGCGGTGACGCCCTCGGCAACATTGACATCTGTGAACGCTGTGGCCAAGAGAACGATTGTGCTTGTGGAGTTTGTTGGGCCTGCCACTCCAAGGCTGGGGCCGATCGAGCTGCCGCCACCCCTGAGCCATCACCCCCTGATGGTTGGATCGACTACGACCCGGACGCGTACCACTACAAAGCCCCCGACACCTCCCACCCCTACTACCACGTCGACAACCACCTCTTTAGTGACGACGCGGAGCGTGCAGAGCGCGAGTACCGCAAGCGTCGGAGAGCAAGCCTCCGACGCGACCTCGACCAACACGCCTGACTGGAGCTGCATCCGAAATGCCGAAAGCCACGACGACTACAGCTCAGGGGGGGACGAACCATATGGGGGCGCGTACCAGTTCAGCGTCTCGACCTGGCAGTCTCTCGGCTTCGCTGGCGTCCCTAACGAGGCGGCTCCGGTGACCCAGGACCAAGCCGCTCTGGCTCTGTACGCCTACGACCTGAGGGCGTTCGGCAATCCATGGGAGGCGTGGCAGACAGCCCCGCTGTGTGGGCTATGAGCGGTTGGGGCTTCTCGGTCATAGGCGACCCCGCGACTCAAGGTTCCAAACGCGCATGGGTGAACCCAGCTAGTGGCCGCGCCCAGATGATCGAGCAGACCGCCCCGAAGATCAAGACGTGGCGCGGCGACATCAAAGACGCTGCCCCCTCAGGGCCCTGCTTAGACGGCCCTGTGGCCATGCACGTCGTGTTCACCCTTCGCCGGCCTAAGAGCGCCCGTAAGACCGATCTGGCGCCCTGTAAGACGCCCGATTGCGACAAGCTCCTCAGAGGCCTGTTAGACCCGATCGTCCAGTGCGGGCTCTTGGCCGACGATGCTCGGGTGGTGGAGTTCACGCGGCTCGCGAAGGTGTGGAGTGGCTACGACCGCGACGCCCTCAACACTCCCGGCGTCTTGGTCGCCGCCGTCGAAATGGAGGGCAACTGGGGCATAGAGCTGTACGAGTTCGTGCTCGCTCTACGCCCATCGCAGCAACAAGTAAGCTAGCTAAACCAACGAAAGGGAACGAACATGAAATTGTTTGAGTACGCAGTGTTCAAGGACGAGAAGAAGGACAAGGAAGGCAACGTCATCGACGGCGCGACGGTCCTGGTACCGCCCACGACCGTCCTGGCCAACGACGACAAGCAAGTAGGCATCCGCGCCGCGAAGGCGATCCCCGAAAAAGACATGGATGACTTGGATCGTATCCAGGTCGTGGTGCGCCCTTTCTGAGAGGGCTTCCCCCGCTGGCCAGCGTGGAGGAAGTGCAAGCGGCCCTCGGCGCGCCGTCACTCCAAGGAGTGAGACGTCAGTTCACCAGCGGACCCGTGCCTGACGCGGTCTACTCCGAAACCCTCTACGGGGCTATTCAGTCGCCCGCTTTTTACACCAACAGCGTTGCAACCACGTCGAACAGTTACAACCTCTCGGAGTTCGTCAACACCTCAAACTGAAGGGAACACACCATTGGCACGCACCAAGAAGAACGTGGACGCCCCTCTCGGCCTCCACAACGGCCTACCCATCCAGCGCAAGCGCGTGAAGATAACGAACACTGGCGACGGCCTGTCCCAAGCAATGACCATCACCCCGGTCGACGTGAAGGATGGCTCGGAGCACTACATCTCCATGCGGATCAAGCACACGAGGACGTACTTCGACAACGTGTTCAGCCAGGACGACCCGGACAACCTGATCGGCTTTGAGGAGATCCTTCAGTTCTCGGCCCAAGCCGCTGTCTTCGACGACCGCCCCGACGCGGCTGAGCAGGTCACCGCGATGGAGGAACGGCTCGAGGCCAAGGCCGCGAAGGAAGCCGCCGAGGCTGAGCGCAAGAAGCGCGAGGCAAAGGGTGAGTTCCAACTGATAAGGGGCGAGGGCGACGATGAGCCCGACGGCGAAGGTGGAGAGGACGACATCTAGCCGTGGAGCGCCTCCTAGTCAAGCCTGACCACCTGCGGCTGCTTAGCTCGGCCTACGTCGGGTGGGATGACTGCGAGTTCGGTGCGCCGGCGATCAACTGCAAGCGCCCTTACGGTAACTCCAACGTCGTGGAGGACATGGCCAGGATCTTGGGGTTCCCCATTGACGAGGAAGGCGACGTCTCTCCCGATGACACGGCCGAGCTGATCGAGCTTCACCGCCAGACGGAGGAAGTGCTCCAGATCATCCTCACGGCTCAGTCCTTTGACGTGCTGGGCGAGTACACAAGAGAGGCGGCGTGGCACCCGTGGCACAAGAGCTAGGGTTGCCACGCGGCGCGGCTACCGCGCTTCGTCAAGCAAAACGCTCTCACACGGCCATGAGACGCCACTCAGTCCGCGGCAACATCGAACCCGGCCCTGAGTACCTAGAGCACCGCAAGAGGTTCCTAGAGAGCCTGAGAGCCCTTAGCGGCCTCGGTGTGAAGCAGCAGGTGGTCGCCGACGAGTTAGGTGTGTCGCGGTCAGCGGTGAGCCAGTGGCTGGGGCAGGCATCGTGAAGCGGGTCCAACTCAGCCGAGCAAAGAACTGGCGCAAGCCCGAGGGCTGCATCGTGGTCGCCCGCCCGAGCCGGTGGGGCAACCCCTTCGTCCTCGGCCTAGCGGCGGTCATCCCTGGTGAGGTAGTTGACGTAGACCGACGCTTGGCTGTGGAGATGTACCGGTCCTGGCTTCGCCACAACAGACACCTTGACGTTACGCCGCTACGGGGTCACGACCTTGCTTGCTGGTGCCCCCTTGACCAGCCATGTCACGCCGACGTCCTCCTTGAATTGGCCAACTCGTGAGCCTGTTCAACCCGCTCGCCTACGACACGCGACCGATGGCCCCCGAGCCGGGACCACCTCGCAAGGACCGCGGTGAGCGCCTGTTCAGCACGGGCACCGAGGCAGCCGACTGGGAACGGTTCTGGTGTGGCCAGTGCGCGCGTGACCACGAGATGCACGCCGAGCGTGGCCCAGGCTGCCTCATCTACGCCGACGAGATGTTCGACAACGCCGAGCGCTTTGAGATAGTCGATGGGAGCGCAGAGCGGGGCTACACGATCCCGAGCCAAGTGGTCTGCAACGCGTTCGTGCAGTGCAATGAGTGCGAGGACGACCCCGCGCTACGTGCGACCAGGGACGACCCCACGCGCCTGATTACTTGGCGACAGTTCGCCGCCGAGGCTCGCGCGTCGTGTGGCCCCTTCTCGGCCGTCATTCCTTTTGAGGAGCAGGCGTCGTGAAGGCTCTCTCATTGTGGCAGCCGTGGGCCAGCCTCGTAGCCCTCAGTGTCAAGACGATTGAGACGCGGCACTGGGAGACGAAGTACCGCGGCCCCCTAGCCATCCATGCTGCCAAGCGTCGGGCGCAGTTCGCCGACATGAAACAGGTGGTCGGTGACCAGGTAGACGCTTGGGAGGCCTGGTACAAGGCTGGTTACGTGTCGGAGGACGGTGAGACGGACGACATGCCCTACGGCGCCGTCGTGGCTACCTGCGAGCTCCTGTACTGCGCCCCCGTCCTCATGCACTGCTCGTCCTCAGTGTGTGTCGTCCCAGAGAGTGACGGCCTGTGGCTCTACAACCCCGGCACTGGACGAGGGGCTGACATTGACAAGCAACGTCCCTTCGGAGACTTCACCCTTGGTCGGTACGCGTGGGTGCTGGGGAACATCAAGTTGGTTGACCCACCCGTGCCAGCGACCGGCCACCAAGGCCTATGGGAATGGGCCGCGTGACCAAGCCAACCACCCTCTCGTTCACCGAAGCCGAGCAGGCCCGTATCTTCGAGGCCGCCCGTATCCTGAACACCACCCAGGTCGAACTAATCAAGTGGGGCGCGCTCCAAGCCGCGGACGAGGTGATCGGCGTGAACAACGAGCTCGCCCAGGGTCGGTTGGGGGACGGGGTTAGGATCGCGGGGCAGTGAGCGCGCTGACCGATCGCGTACGTGCCCAGCAAGCGGGCGTACAGAGGCTGACCCCTGAGCAGATCAGAGAGGCCCTTGAGCGGCCGTTCAAGGAGCATGGCGACCACCCCTGGCACCAAATAGGGCGGTGCGTCTACTGCGGCCCCTGCGGCGTCAGGCTGTACCAAGGGACGATGCCGCCCGACCATGAGGTCTACAAGCGGCCATACCAACCAACGGCCGCCGATGAGATGCTCAAGCGCTGGGGGAAGCTGTGAGGGCACTCAAGGATCTGTGGGCCGACTCGCCCCCCCATGTGTTTATCATGGCCTTTGGTGTCGCCCTCGGGCTGGCCTTCGTGGTCAAGTGGTGCCTGTGAGCAAGCGCACCGACGACCTCGAGCGCCGCGTCAAGCGAGCCTGCGAGACGGCTGAACACCTCTTGGCACCCTGGGCCGGCAAAGGCACCCCTAGTGTCCTGTTCGAGTTCATGCGCCGCGGTGAGCAGCCCTTCGGAGCGGATGGGTATGCGTCGCGCTCAGCCCTGGACCCGAGCGGAGTGGGTGGCGGGAGCTCGGACATGACGAGCGTGGAGTCGGCCGCGAACAGTCGTATGCAGGATGTTTGCAAGCGCTGCGAGGGTTCGGGCAAGTTCCAAGGTCGCGCCAAGTGCAAGGCATGTGGAGGGAGTGGCAAGCGGTTCGCCGACCCGATAGGTGACGGGGTGACCGATGGGCTGCGCGAGCTGGGAGTAGCACTACGAGCCTTAGAAGTGGTGGGCGCAAAGATTGACCTCGTGATGGGTTCAGCGGCCCGGTTCGCCGGCCGGCAGAGCACCCTTACAAACTGCGAAGTGCCGTCGTGCTCGGCCGCCATCTCAGGTGTGGGCAATGACCGGAAGCGCTCGGGGTGCTGCCCTCGTTGCTTTTTACATCTGTCCACCTGGCGCTTGGTCCACCCGACCACCGGAGATCCCGGTGCCGACCGCCAAGCGTTCTACGCGTTCATGGCCGACTTCTTCCAACAGAAGGAGCTCAAGGCTCAGGCGCGCGCCGAGAAGGAGTCCCGCGAGATTGAGAGACTGCGCCGCAGAGGCGAGTTGCCGACAGCGAGGGCGCGATGAAAGAGCAGTATGACAACTTGATGGCATACTTCGATGGGGTACGGCCTGACCTCGCTGCCGACCCCATCGAGCGGGAAAGGGTGAGTCAAGCCCTGCGCCGCAATTTGAAGGCGTTTGACGATTTGGTGGAGGCGATCGACCAGGCCAAAGCCGATCCTCGTTGCTCGCGCACTCTTGGTAGTCGCCCCGAGTGGATGAGCCCTGACCAGTACAGCCCTTGTCGGTGTCGGCGCCGTAAGGACCACGATGGGCCGCACGCTTGTGAGCATGAGTACTCAGAGCTAGTGGAGCTTTCTACCGCCTAGCCCTCGTAACCGGGGTGAGGGGCCACCTGCTCAACCGTTCAACGTTTCGGGGAAGGTGGCCCGGCGGGAGTCCCCTTGCTTTTGGTGGAGACTTAGAGGCAGAGTCCTCCCCTACTTCTAGGAGAGAGCTTGCTTTTGGAGCCAGACTCCTCAGCTTCGCCCAACACGGTCGGGATATTGGCAGGTGGGCACCATGACTGGGCTCCCACCCGGACGCGCCTTGACTGGGAGGCCCCCTTACCATCGGGGTCAGGACCTGTGCGGCCTACTCGCCAGCGACTTTGAAGGGCTTCGCTGTTCCCTTGCGAACCCGTCTCGTGGGCTAGTGACGACTGTCTGCTACAGTGGCTCTCGGTTGTCGTGGTGACTACCATTGTGGCAGGTGCGGGCTGGTCACACGCGGACCAGCCCCCTGCTACTCCCAAGACCTCACAAGGTCATAGCTAGGGCTGAGAGCCATACGGCCACGCGCCGTCCGGGTAATCAAGCCAGCGGCCACCATCGGCCCTTCCCTGCTCTCTAGAGCGCTTTGGTCGAGTCCCACGGCCTGACTGAGCGCTGAGATGCCAATCGCCCGTCCTGCGAACACGGTGACCAGTGCGAGGATGATCCTTCGGTCTACCGCGTCCCACCCCGAGGGGTCGATGTCGAACGATTCCAAGGCCGCCGCGCAGTCTCCCGGTAGCACTGTCGATCGACCTTGGCAGGCCACCCAATCAAGGCACCGCTCCGACAGGTGGAGCGCGAGGCGCGGCGTGCCCTTGCACCTCTCGGCGATGGTCGTTGGCTCAGTTGAGGCGAACACCACGCCCTTGCGTGTCCACGCGTTGGCTACAACCTGGGCCAGCTCGGCCACGCTGTAGCTCTCCATTGACAACTTGACGCCAAAGCGGGCCCTGAAGGGCTCTGGGAGCTGTCCAGGGGCCGTTGTAGCGGCCACACAGACGAAAAAGGGGAGATGTGCTACGTGAGCCCTGGAATCGGCTCCTGAGCCCAACAGGAGGCTTACAGAGCGGTCCTCAAGGGCACCGTACAAAGTCTCCAAGACTGGCTTGGACGCGGCGTGTACTTCATCGATCAGCAGCACGTCGCCCACGGTGAGACGCAAGAGCACACCAATGAGGTCCTGGGGCCGGCGCAAGAGGGGGCCTTGGAGAACGTGCAGCTCCCCGCCGAACTCCTTCGCGATGACGTTGGCTATGGAGGTCTTGCCAAACCCGGGAGGCCCGTCGACCAATACGTGGGCCATGGGCACCCCACGCAATATTGACCCACGCATAACGGTTTTTAGTTGGGCCAGTAAGCTAGTTTGCCCGACCATTTCGCCCATAGTTTGAGGGCGGTTGAGGTTGGGCGGAGGTGGCAATGGGAGGGCGGTAATATTATTCGGCGCCCCCGGAGCCTTCCTAGGTTCGGGCCTTTGGGCTCCGGTGTGCGCGTGGTGGGTAGCGCGTAGAGCCGCGCCGATCATCGCGAGACCTTGCGCGGACGAAAGACGATGGCCCCGACGAGGACCGCGAACAGGATTAGGGCGCCGCCGGTCATAGCCCATAGCCCCAAGCGCTAAGCGGTTTGACCGGGCAGTCAGGCAGGGCCATGAACTCCTGCCAGTGGGTCTCGCAGTAGTGACCCGAGACGGTCTGCCGGCGAGTGCAGTCGGCGAACTCACAACGGAGCTGCCAGTCAGAAGTCCAGCGTAGGGGCTTAGGCTCGGCGGGTATCGCGCCGCCATCGTCGGCCCAGGTGTGCTCTTGTAGTTCAGTCATCGGTCCTCGTTTCGTAGGGGTTTGGGGTACAGCGCGCCTAGGCGCCGATCTGCGAGCGCACGCCTAGGCCGTACAGCTAGCCGAAGTTCGTAAAGTCACCCTCCCCGCGGTAGCTGTGAGCGCGTGGCGCTGGTGCGACGGTTCCCTCTTCGGTCACTACTACGTCGGGCTCGCCGATGTAACTCTGAATGATGACCGCGTGTTCGCTAGTCCACCCGTCGACGATCTCGCTGATGTTCTCGCTGCTCTCGCTCAGCTCGAGTTCTGCCTCATCCTTTGGGTGGATGGGCTTGTCAAGTACGGCGGCCGCTTCGTAACAAAAGCGCGCCGAGGTGGGCGCGTTGGCTAGGTCCATGTTGAAACATACGGGTACGGTTTCTAGGTCAAAGGTGCTGGTCTCGGCCATGGTGTGCCTTTCGTTCGTAGGGGTAAGGCTTAGTAACGGTCGGCGGCCGGCAACTTGGCCAGCTCGGCCCACCAGGGTAGGCAAACGTGGCCGAATAGGTGGTTCTGAAGTGCGCTAACAACCCGGCCGCAATGCTCGCACGTAAAGGCTTGGATTGCTAGGACTTGTCCGTGGTAGGTCTCGTTTGCCATATCTCTATTGTACGCTCGCTAGACGGAGATGTCAATAGATTGTGTGTACAGATAGGAAAGAGACATACGACGCCAGATACCGGGTACTTGATCAGCGACGATGCGCACGCTAACCTCTCGGCCCTAGTAGTGACTGGTGCGCCTAGAAGGTCTTCGCGATCTCGGCCGCCATGGTTCTTTGCCTTGTATGCGCCTTACAGCAGCCACAGCGCTTGAAGGGGTTCACAGACGTGCAGCGCACCGGCTAGGCGAAGCGAAACAAAGCAAGACACCAGAACGAAGACGGCAAGCACCGAGAACAGGCAAAACAGACGGCGCGCTGGGCCGACGGGCCTGTGACGTGCAGGAACGCATCACAACGTGCTCGTCTCTCCGGTAGTTAGCACTCTCGGCCCATAAACAGGCCGTGACCAGCGCAAACGCCGATCGGTCGAGCCAGATTCCCTCCTCGGCGAGCAAAAAGGGCCCGTGCTAAGGCACCGACATCCCGTGACGTGTGCGGGGGCCTTTCGGTAATACCTTGACACGGTAATACCAACCCTGTACGGTAATACCCATGCCTGACCCCTGCGCCATCTGGGACTGCCCCGCCCCCGGCGAGTACACCATCCAGTTCCGGGACGGCTACTGCCCGACGGTCTGCTCCGAGCATGAGGATGTCATCTGCGAAGTGGTCGGCCGGCACATCCAGCACGCCGCTCAGGACGACCCGATCCGAGACCACTGGCGACTGGAGGACGTTCGCCACATCCCGATCACTCGGGTCCAGGTATGAGGCAACCCGTCGTGACCCTGCGGATCGACCCCGAGGTTTGGGACAAGGTGAAGGCGGCAGCGGCTGAGGTCGACAAGTCCACCAGTGAGTGGGTTCGTGACGCCTGTGTCTCCAGCCTGAGCCGGCGCACCCTGAACGCCTCCCCTCCGGTCCAGTCGGCTCCTGTGCGACCACAGCGGCCTCAGACGAGCCCTGGGAGGGCCAAGCCCTCCGTCCGACAGTCCGCCCCCGTCAAGGACGCAGAGGCCCGTCTAGCTGAGGTCCGCCGTGAGCCGTGCCGGCATCCGTCCAACCGTCGGATCGGCGACGGGTGTGGAATGTGCGGAGAGATCGTGAAGGGGGCCAAGTGATGGCCTCCCCTCGCAGGGCTAAGGCCCGCAGAGATTTGTCCATGCCCGACCTGTCCCCCGCTGACCGGGAGGCCGTGGACCGCAGCATCGCTAGGTCCAAACCGACTGTGGCAGTCCCATCTCGAGTGGCTGGGGACAGGATGCCCGAAGTCACCCCTCGGTTCAAGGGGGCCAAGTGATGGCCAAGCTCCGCATCGTTGGTGCCGGTACGGTCGGCTACGGGTACAAGGTCGAGATCGATGGCGTGGAGCGCCCCGATGTCTTGAGGTGCGTCGTCTCTTGGGATGCCCAGGACTTCTGTAGGGCCGACGTGAGCCTGGCCATAGACGACCTTGACGTTGTGGCGGAACTGCAAGAGGCCGAGGCTGCGGAGATGGCCAAGCGTGCCGACCTCGTGTTCCGACCGTTTGGCCGGCCTAAGCCCGAGGCCAACGATGCCTGAAATCCTGAAGGCCCCCGTCTGGCTCGCTAAGCAGGGGTGGAGTGACGAGGAGTTCACGGAGATGAACGCGGCGTGGGTGAAGCACCAGGCGGAGCACCCCGACGAAGTTTTTGTTTGGCCCCCTATGCCCGAGGCGCAGTGATGGCCGAGGCCTTCGTCAATCACAACCCTGACCCCCTCCTGCATCTCTGGGGCCGCACTGGTCCGCGAGGGCGGGAGATCGGTGGCTCAGTAGCTCTCTGCGGTGTCGTCGTGCGAGAGCGTCGGGGCGGGTTCGACCGAGAGCACCCCAAAGCCTGCCCGAACTGCCTCGAGGCCCTGGACGCTGGGTACAGCTATGAGGAGTACTCAGCCATCCGGGGACAGCGCACCAAGCAGCGCATGGAGTCGGGCGACTTCCGAGGGTTCGTTTGCCGGGAGGAGGACATCCGTGGTTAGCCGCATCTCCCACCTCACCTGTACCTCCTGCGGCACGGACCAACGCGTCAAGATCGAACAAACCGAGGGCGGCGAGCTCTGCTCCCCCTGTAACGCGTGCGGGGGCCGGGGCTTCGCTGCTTGGCCGAGGCTCGAGATGCCCACCGCGCCGGTCTTCGACTTCGCCGAGGTCCCCACCGAACGCCTCAACGAGTTCCTGCGGGCGGTCTTTGGGGAGTACAAGGACGACGAATGAGCCAGGGCATCTATACTCCGTGCCTCCACGGCTTTGAGCCCAAGGTCTGCCCGACGTGCCAAGAGCCGATCCTCCGCTACCAGTCAGTAGCCGACGCCCGACGTTTGGCCAAGGCGCTTGAAGTAGTAGAGGCGGCGCGAGGCTTCAAGCAGGCCTGCGAGGATTTCTGGCGCGGTATTGAACCGGGTGTCCGTGCCCACGCGGACGACCTCGCTGATATCGTCACCCGACGCCGAGATGCGATCTTCGCCGCTCTGGCTGCCTTCGATGAGGCCACCAAGTGACTGTCACCGTTGCCTTGATCCGCCTCGGCTGGGCGCTCCTGCTCGGCTACGGCGTCCTTTGGATGGTCCGCGACGAGTGGCGGATGGATAGGCGGGACCGGTGAACCCCGAGTCCGTGGAGGGCCTCCAAGCCAATCTCCAGCGCATTGAGATCGCCGCCATCCAGGGCGATGACGTGGTCATCCTTCACTTCCCTGACACCGTGACCCCCTTAGAGGCCGTTGAGTGGCGTGAGGTGTTCTCCCAGTTGACGGGGATCACCAACCGGGTCGTGGCCTTCGTCGGAGATGTCCGGGTCGAAGTCAAGCGCCCTGAGCCGGGGCAGTGAGGGTTTCTGCTGCTTCTCCTCGCGACCGCTACTGGAGCCGAGCAGCGTCAGGTAGCAGTCTCGGCTCGGGGTACTGAGTGGCCCCTCACAAGCGCCGTCCCCGCTGTGCCATCTGCGGCGAGGACGACCCCGACCTCAAGCTCCACCGCCTCGTAGTCGTCGCTGACGGCAAGCTCAAGGTCCGCAGAAGGCTCTGTACCGGCTGCTTGGCGATCATCCTGGTTTCGATCGACAACACGGTTGGCCGCAAACGACAAGGGTAGGTACTCACCATGATCCTCGCCACGCTCACCGCCGCCAACTTGAGCCTCGCTCAGGTCTGCTTCCTCCTGGCTGCCTTCACCTGCGTCATCGCCGCCATCCTCGGCCTCAGTACCTACGGTCGTGCCAACTTCTGGGCGACCGGGGTCCTCCTAGTGCTGGTCTTGTTCCTGGTCAGCGTCGGCCTACTGTTCGCGTTCTGAGGCTGACGTGCTTCTTCTTTTCGTGCTCATCCTGCTCTTGGTCCTGTTCGGTGTCGGCTCCGTCGCCATCAGCCCCCTGCTGTGGATCTTGGTCGTGATAGTCGCCGCTGTCATCATCTACAACCTGGTCCGAAGATAGAAAGGTCGCCATGATCCTGCCCGCCGTCCCCCAGTTCAACTCCCCCGACGTCCCGGCCCCCCTCGACGCCAACCAGACTCAGTTCGTCGTGACCGAGGACGATGAGCACGAGCGCCAAGAAGCCGCCGCGAGCGCCATCGCCGCTTATGTCGCGGGCGACCCTCCTGCCGGCATCTGGGCCGTCCAAGGCGACGGTGTCCTGAACTGGATACCCGCCAACCAAGTCTGAGATGCTTGACAGCCCGGCTGAGGCCGTGGCAAGATCACAGGTGATAGCGGTGTGGAGTAGTGGCAACTCGTTGGGCTCATAACCCTGAGTCTCAGGTTCGATTCCTGGCCCCCGCCACCACAACAGAACCCCAATGAAGGCCCGTAGTACCCGTTGATGTTCCGAACCGTGGGAGTCCCGCCGAGGCCTCGTAGAGCCAATATGCGGGCCGGTTGCCTGAACCGTAAAGACGGCCGGTGAAGGATGGAGGGTGGGCCACCTGCTAAATGGGCTCGGCTTTGCCGGGTCGGCGGTGTCGGGGGGAAGCCCTACCCTTCCCCCCGCACAGCCTTACTTCGCCAGGCTCACCAGCGCCGTCACGAACAGCGCGCACCCCTGTAGCCCCAGCACCCACCCCACCACGCTCTTGTAGGCCGGGTTGCGCCACCAGGGCAGGAACAGAGCGGTGAGGCCCCAATATATAAAGGCCAACCAGTAGTGCCCAGCGGCGGCGGCCATGAAGCTGGCGAGGAACACCCCGAGCAGGAACAACGGGTAGAGCAGCACGAGAAGGCCGGCGTAGAGGATCATGGCTCACCCAGCGAGTTAGCGAGGATGGCTTGGCCGATCATGTCGGGTAGCCTCCCGCCTTCTGGCTCGCACCCCCAAGGGCACGGCATCCCTTCCACAGCCCCCCATAGCCGACAGACCGTGGGGCGCACGTCGTAGACGGTGCAACGCCCATCCTTCAAGGCTGGGCAGTCAAAGTCCCCACCCAGGAGAATGGTGGTGACCGCCTCAGCGATAGGAGCTAGCTGTATACCCCTCGCGGCGAGCAGGGCTTTCTCTTGAGGACTGGCGTCGATGGGGCCGCAGGACTCAGCGCAGAGGCCCTTGCAGACCATTGGCGGGATCTTGGACCAAGCGACAGGCCCGCTCATTTCGCCACCTTCTTCGGCAGCTTCCACCCAGTCTCGCTCTTGATGGCCCCGCAGGTACACAGGGTCGCGAACTGCATCTTGCGCTGGCGGAACTCCTCGTGCTTGCACTTCTCAGGGTCCACCGGAGCCCCCGCTGCCTTCCTGAGCCGCTTTGCAACGGGCTCGCGCACAGGTCGGGGGATGTTCACCTCGGGCACTATGGCTCGCGCGGTCTTAGCCACGGCCCTCCGGGGGAGCGGGTTGCTCATGTGCGACAGGGCGCTCCGCACGGCCATATGAACTTCGTGGGTGATCGCCTTGGTTGCCGCGGCGCGGACTGCATCCCAGGTCTCTTTGTCCATCGTGGCCGCGTAGCCCTCGCGCTGGGCATGGCTCAGAGGTTCGATGGTCCCCGAGGTAAGCGCGGTCAGGTAGTCGATGATGAGGCCTGACACCGTGGTCTCGGTCTTGCGTGCTATCTCGTCGGCCGCTTTCCACAGGTCGTCGGAGCAGCGGAAGTGGCGGTAGGGGGTGGGCATCAGTCGGCCGCTTCCAGGGCCTCAAGGGCGACCTCAAATGGGGTGTAGGCCACGCTCGCTAGGCCCGCGAGCACCTTGGCGGCATCAACGACTGCCAGCAGCAGCGCTAGGTCAGTAGGGGCGTGGGCGATCAGGTCCGCGTCGGGGCCTGGCGACTCCTCGTTTACCTGAGCAACCCAGATTTCCTCGGAGTGGGAACCCAGACGTGCCATGATCTCGGTTCCGAATGGGCCTTCCGAACCCACCGGCTTTGTGGTCTCCCCCTGCCACCACGGACCTTGGGTGGCGTCGCTTATCCTCTGTTTGATGCTCTCAATGCTCATGGGTTCCCTTTCGTAGTCGTGTTTACACGGTACGTCCGCTCGCAGCTTTTGTCAACACACCGGAGGACCGGATGGGAACTGTGATGGTAGAGACGGTCGATGGACGCCGCATGAGGATCGAGAACGGCGTGGTGAAGTCGTGGGGCGACGGTGGGCCACCGCGTTCGTTCGGGGTCGGCAACAAGTCCGCGGCCATCAGGCACGGTGCGTACTCCGACGCCATAGTCGCTGAGCACGCAACGCAGGTCATGGAGGAACTCGTAGGTCTTTACCCCCAGGTCGCCTTCATGCCGGCGCGCGCGATCGAGCGGTACTGCTTGGCCGAGGCTCGGCTGGACATGATGTACGAGGCTATGTCGCAGAGCTTTGAACAGGTCGGCGTCTTGGAGACCATGAAGGAGACCCCTACCTTGATGGCCGAGATCGCCAAGTCGGAGCAGATCTCGCTCAACTACGCCAAGGAACTCGGCCTGACCGTTGCAGCCTGGGCCTCCATCGCCAAGAACATGGGCTTTGCCAGGCACTTCGGCAACGAGAACCTGGACAAGCTCACCAGTGACGGCCGGCGCATCCGCGAGGCCCAAGGTCGTCCGGTAGGTGAGTAGCAAGGCGCTCGACAGGATGTGGGCCCTTCGTCTTGAGGACGGACGGTGCTGGGGCGAGGCTGCTGCCCCGTTCCAAGTCGAGGACGCCGAGGCGATCTTCTCGGACCAACGACCGAACTGGCACTTCCTCACGAGACCCCGTGGTGGCTCCAAGTCGACGGACATGGCGGCGATCGCCCTGTCCTGGTTGACCACCGACGCCCCCCCAATGTCCAACGGGCACGTCGTCGCTGCCTCGACCGATCAGGCCGCGATCGTCATCGACGCGGCTGCTGGGTTCGTAGCGCGCACCCCTGAGCTTGACGGCGCCGTCATCGTCGAGTCACAGAAGCTCCGCGCTCCCAACGGCGCGTGGGTAGAGGTCTTGGCCCAGTCCGACTCAGGGGCCTGGGGCCTCCGTGACGCCCACTTGTTAGTCGCTGACGAGTTCTGCCAGTGGCCCGAGACGCGGGGCGCTAAGCGAGTCTGGACGGCCCTCTACACAGCCGCTCCGAAGGTGCAGGGCTGCAAGCTGGTCATCCTGACCTCCGCGGGTGAGCCGTCGCACTGGTCCCACGAGATCTACGAGAAGTGCAAGGGCGACCCCCTCTGGCGCGTCTCCGAGGCTCCCGGCCCCGTCCCTTGGCTGGCCCCCGAGGAACTCGCCTCGCTCAAGTGGCAGCTCCGTCCCTCCGAGTACGAACGTCTAGTTCTCAACCTGTGGTCGGAGGACGAAGACAGGGCAGTCTCCGAAGAGGACTGGGACTTCGCCGCGCAGGAGTACAAGAGCCTCCTGCCTCGGCACGGCACGAACTACATAATGACCGTCGACCTCGGCATCCTGAACGACGCCACGGTTATGGTTGTGGCCCACAAAGAACCCATTGACCCTCTTCACAGGCTCGGGCCGCAAAGGGTCGTGATCGACCACCTCGAGCGCTGGAAGGGCTCCAAGAAGGCCCCGATCCGAGTCTCTGCTGTAGAGGATTGGCTCGTGGAGCACTCGCCCGATTGGTTCCGCTGCCCTGTCTACGCCGACCCCTCTCAGTTCCGAGGCTCCATCCAGAACCTCAACCTCCGCGGGGTGCGCGCCAAGGAGTGGAACTTCACCGCCACCTCTGTCGGCGAGGTCGCGACTGCTTTGGTCCAGACGTTCCGCAACCGCCAGATCTACGTCCCGAACGACCCGCAACTGAAGGACGAGCTCCTGAAAGTCAGGCTGCGGGAAAGCTCCCCCGGTGTCACCCGCTTGGACCACGACCGCGGCGCGCACGACGACCAAGCTGTAGCTATAGGGATGGCCTGCCGCATCCTCTTAGGTGACGGGACTGGGCTCGGACATAGCTGGCTGGACTACATGAAGACCAAACAGGCCGCCCAGGAGGCCAACCCGCAACCGCCCGCCCAGCGCCCATTGCCCTCTTTGATCGGCCAGGGGGCCTCGGTTATCCCAGCTCGCGCTTGCAAGCACCGTTACTGGCCTGATGGCCGCTGCGTCAACTGTGGGACCACTCACGAAGAGGTCATTGCCATGGAACACGAGAGGACCCTCAAACTGGCAGCGGCGGGACGGTAGTGGCGCTCAGTTTGCGCCGTCGGCGCGCGCTCAAGCCCGAGCCCATGGCCGACGACCTCGTTGTCCGTAAGGCCACTGAGGCGGTCGCTAAGGCCTTCCTGACCGGTAACGCGGCCAAGATGCCAGGGACCTCGTGGAGCAATCAAGGCACGATCAACAACGCCCTGTTGGCTCGGGTCACGCAGAACCTCGCATCCTCTTTCGGCCGCGCGCCCGAAGAGCTAGAGGCATCTCTAGCCGAGCACGGCCTGTCCTGGGGTCCCCCCTTCCCTCCTGGCAGGCCGCTCGACCCCTTCTGGGGCTACCGCCGTCCTCCGCGGACTTGGGACTACTCCGTCGGGGAGAACGTCCAGCTCACCCCGCGCTGGAACCGCATCTCCTTCGGCACGCTCAAGGCGATCATCGACTCGTACTATGCGGCGCAGATCGCGGTACGCCACCTCATCAACGACGTTCGCTCGCTGGACTACCAGTTCATCCCGCCGCAGAACGTCCTTGAGGACGCCACCGAGGACATCGCCAAGGCCGAGGAGTTCATGGCCTCCCCGGACAAGCGCCAGCCCTTCAGGACTTGGCTCGCGGAATGGCTACAGGATGTCCTCCGTTACGACGCCGGCTCGCTCTATATCCGCCGCAACGAGGCTGGGGACCCGATAGCCCTTGAAGTGATCTCGGGCGCGACCCTGATCCCCTTGGTGGACTTCTTCGGTCGGCCCCCCGCCGACGAGGACGACACCAACGCGACTCCCGAGGGTATCTGGGAAGGCGATACGGTCCCCGCCTTCGTGCAGATCATCGAAGGCCTGCCTTGGGTCTGGCTCACCGCCGACGACATCATCTACCAGCGGTTGAACCCTCTCCCCGAGAGCCAGTACGGCCTCGCCCCGATGGAAGCCGTGCTGATCCAGGCCAACACGGACATCCGCTTCCAGTGGCACTTCCTCCAGTACTTCACCGAAGGCACGATCCCCGCGGGCTTCATGGAGGCCCCGCCCGACCTGTCCGACCCGATCCAGGTACAGGAGTGGCAGGAGACTTGGGACGCGGTGATGCTGGGCGACCAGTCCAAGCTCAACCAGATCCGCTGGGTCCCCGGTGGGGCGAAGTTCACCGAGATCAAGCCGACCGTCTTTGACAAGGAGTTCCCGCTCTACCTCATGCGCTGCACTGCGGCGGCCTTCGGAGTCACCGCCAACGACTTGGGCTTCACCGAAGATGTCAACCGCGCCACTGGTGAGGTGCAGGTCGACGTGCAGTTCCGAGTCGGCACGCTCCCCGTGGTCCGCTTCGTCGAGGACGTCATCAACCAGTTCCTCTTGGAGAACCTCAAGCTCCGGGCGCGCATCCAGTTCGACACTGGGCAAGGCACGCAGCACCGCCTCGAGGTGGCCCAGGCGAACGACCTCTACATCAAGAACGGGACCCTCTCCAACGACGAGGTGCGTATGACCCTCGGCAAGCGGATCAGCCGTGAAATCCCCTCCCCGCGCTTCGTAGACAACACCCGCGGCGGCCCCATCCCCCTCTTGGCGATCCACTCCCTCGCTGGCAAGGTCGACCCCACAACTTATGGTCCTGCCCAAGAGCAGCAGTTCATCGACCACCCATTCCTGTCTGCGCCTGGCACTTTGCCGGTCGTCGGCAGTCAGGACTACAAGGACGCGCAGAACTCGACGGCGCAGATGCAGACGAACATGGCGATCGAGAACGCCGACCCGCGCTCTGCCCAGCAGTTCCGCCCAGCGATGCAACCCCCGCCGATCACCAAGCCCGCGACAGGCGACGGCCCGACCCAGCCGAAGAACGCCCAGAAGGACGCCCTCGGCGAGGCCTACGAACTGATCGACGCCCTCTTGGACCGCATGGGCGTCTCCAAGGACGGGACCTCGATCGACAACACCGGGGGACCGGGTGTCACGCGTGGGTTCTCCAACCCCACGACGGTCACTGGTGGCCTCATGGTGGACACCGGCATCCAAGGGGTCGACCTCCAAGGGCCGAAGCTCAAGAAGGACCCCGAGGACGACGACGAGGAAGTCGAGAAGTCCCTCGTGCTGCGCAAGTGGCGCGAGAACTCCCTGAACCGCGTCAAGAAGGGCCTCCCGCCCCGGCCCTTCCCTGACATGCCTTTTGAGTGGGCCAACCCCGTTTGGGAGCGCCTACAGAGCGCTAAGACGCGAGAGGAAGTGATCGCGGCCTTCTCGCACAGTGCGGGAAAAGTAGCGGCCCCGACGGGGGCCTGAACCGAGAGGCCGCAGGCATCCTCGTGCAAGCCGAGGACACTGGCCGTGTACTGTTGGTCCAGCGGTTGCCCGACAAGCACGACGAGGACGAAGCGTATGCCAGGTGGGAGTTCCCAGGAGGCCGGCTTGACGACTCCGACGCTTCCGTCTGGGCTGGCGCTGTCCGAGAGTTTGAGGAAGAAACTGGATGCCCTCTCCCTGCCAGCGTGGAGCCTTCCGGTGGATGGACCAGTGACGATGGAGTCTACGAGGGCTTTGTTCTTCAAGTGGCCCGAGAGTCAATGCTTGTACCGCACCCTCAACCCGACGAAATCTCCCGCGTCCAGTGGTGGGACCCCGCCGACCTAGACGACCCCCGCATCCGCGAGAAGGTTACTGAGCAGCTGGGCGACATCAAGCCCCTCCTGAAGTCGTTCCACCGCCACACCGACGCGATCCTGGCCCACTACACCCCCCTGATCCAAGACTCGATGGCCCAGATCATCGAAGGCGACACCGTCCGTCATGCGATCCGCGCCGCGTACACCTCGGTCCACAAGGCCACAGCGGGCACGCACAGCAAGCGATCGGGGATGGTGTCTCTTGATGTGCCCGCTGGCCTTATCCCCGTCATGGCGGGGGGAGTGCCAGATCAGCACATAACGGTCGTGTTCCTCGGGAGCGACGTGGGGGACGCCACGTTCGCCGCCGTGTGCGCCCTAGCGGAGACGGTCGCTGCGTCGGTCTCTGGTCCGGTGAGCGGCACTATCGGTGGTCTCGGGACCTTCCCTCCCTCGGAGAGCAGTGATTGGCTGGTGCCTGTCTGGGCTAAGCCTGAGATCGTTGGTATCGCCCAGTTGCGGGCCCCGTTTGAGCCGTGGAACGCCAGCCAGCACAAGGACTTCCACCCGCACATGACATTGGCGTACCTTGACCCTGACGAACCGCTCCCCGCTCCCGTGCCGCCTACTCCCGTGACGTTCACTCATCTTTCGGTTCACAGGGGCGACGAGGTAGTTCGGTTCCCGTTCGGCGGCGCTGTTAAGGCGATGACCCCGACCGCGCCGGGCTCGCAGAACACCCCGAAGTACCAGCGCCAGTTGCAAGCCCTGATCAGTTCTCCCCAAACCGTCATAGGCGCAGCAGGGGTAGGTGCCGGCGCTGCCCTGGCGGGACCGGCCTTAGCAACCGCTGGCGGGGTGGGTAGCGCCGTCCTCGCCCTCTTGAACGCACAGTTAAAGCTAGGGGCGCTCACGGCCGTTCTGACGGCTCTGTACGGCGATGCACTCCTTCAAGGCGCTTACGAGGCCTCACAGGCCTCTGGGAAGCCCCTACCGCCATTGGGGCTTCCCGAGGGCTACTGGGACCAGTGGGTGCCGGGGCACAACGACCTCGCCGCCCAGCTCCCCGGTGGCACGCTCCAAGAACTGCTCGCGGCCCAAGGCGTCACGATCCGAGGGATCTCTGAGACGCAGTTGAACCGTATCGCCGACGCCATTGCCGAGGCAGTGCGCGATGGAGTCCCAATGAAAACCACGGTCGTAAAGATCGAAGCCATCATTGGAGACGCCGCTCGAGCCCAACTGATTGCGTCCACCGAGTACGCGAGGGCTGTGACGGCGGCTAGGCGGGCGTTCTACCGTGCCAACCACATAGGCATGGTGGCCTGGATCGCCCACCCGGACGCGTGTGAACTGTGCAAAGAAAACGAGGCCGTGTCGCCTAGGGCACTTAGGGACTCGTGGCCGAACGGAGAGCCACCGGTCCACCCTGCTTGCCGGTGTGTTCTGGCGCCTGCTCCGTAGCCTTCCTGAGCAACCTCAGGACGTACTCGGCGTCGTTGTAAGAGCCGAAGTGCCCGATGGTGGTCCAAGCGTCCTCAGGTTGCCACCGCATCAAGAGGTCGCGGCCGGTTCCGGCGACCGCTTCTAGGTCAAACTGGGGCTGGGTCATCAGTCGTCGTCCCGAGGACCGCGCACGCGCTCGATGGTCACCCGGTACTCCCGGCCCTCTTGGACGTAGTTCATGGCCGCGGGGTTCTCGACGGTCAGGGTGAACTCGCCGGAAGGGCTCGCTTGGGCAAACTGTCGGTTCTCGTGCTCAGGGTCCGTCGAATAGACCGGGCTCATCTTCCAAACGGCCTGCGATGCCTTGGTCGTCTCCACCCGAGTATGGGTGGCTCCTTTGAGCCAGAAGGGAAGGTCCGCTGGATTGGCGATTGCCTGGGCCCCTTCCTCGTCAGGCTCGCAGGCGACGCGCATCCCATAGCTGCGCCTGGTCACTTCGTAGCATCTCATCTTGGCGACTACTGCCATTCCAACCTCCTAATGGTGGGTTTTGATACTTGCGGGCGGTAGTCTATACCTTAGGAGGTCCCATTGCTGATCTGCCTCGATTTGGATGGGACGATCGGTGCGGCCCCTGAGTTTTACAAAGCGCTCATGGAGGGTCTACAGGCAGCTGGCTGCGAGGTCCACATCCTCACCGGCTCCCCCGGTGTCGCCTCCCAAGAAGAACTCGACGCCAAGAAGGCCCAGCTGGACGCTCTTGGGGTTGGGGACTGCTACGACAAACTCGTGGTCGTCTCGGGCCCTGAGAAGGACGTGGCAACTGGGAAGGTCGCCTACATGGGCCACGTCGGGGCCACGGCCTTGGTGGACAACGAGAAGCGAAATGTGAAGGCGGCGCGCAAGGGCGGCTTTCTGGCCTTACGACACCTAGAGCCGAAGCACTAAGGTCGTGTCAAGCTAGCTTACACGGAGGCCCCATGCCCGACATCGCCCTAGTGGTCATCACCGACGGTCGGCGGGAGTTCCTCCGTGAGACGATCGCCAGCCTCCGAGAAAACGCGGGGCCCTTTGAGGAAGGGTTCATCGTGGACGACTCGGGTGATGAGGAGTACGGCGAGTGGCTTGACAACGAGTACTTCCCTCGATTCAGGGTCCTGCATCACACGGAGCGCCGAGGTTGCAGTGCGGCGGTTCGCACTGGCTGGGAGCACGCCTCAGAGCATGAGTACATCTGGCACGCCGAGGACGACTTCATTTACAGACGGGTCGTTCCCTTGGGCCGCATGGTGGCGATTCTGGATGACCATCCCTACCTCGCCCAGCTAGCCCTCAAGCGCGGTCCCCACGGCCCCGTCGAACTCGCCGTAGGCGACCTCATGGCGGTCGAACTGGACCGCTGGGAGGACCACGAGGGCTTCTGCGACACCGACCTGATCTTCACCTTCAACCCCTGCCTGATCCCCAGAGATGTCATAGCGGTAGCCCTGGCCGATCCGTCGCCCCGGACTGAGCCCAACGTCACGACCTCCCTCTTGGCGAAGGGCTACCGCTTTGGCTACCTCGGCCAAACGACCGATCCTCCGCGCGTCCACCACATCGGGGAGCGGCGTATGGAAGGCTGGCTGCCGTGATCAACCTTATGGCCCCCTTCTTCAGCAAGAGCCGCGGCGAGTGGGGGCAGATTGACTGGACCTCTAGCGGCATTGCCGGGATGAACCTTTTGCTCGATCTCAACGCTGGGGTTGATCCTGGCGTGGCTATCAAGCGTTTTGAGGAACGGCGACCAGCGTGATCGCCGGCATCTGCCACGTCAAGAACGAGATCGACATCGTAGAGCTCGTGATCCGCCACACCCTCGCGGAAGGGGTGGACCACCTGTGGGTGCAGGATCACATGAGCACCGATGGGACCTGGGACCTGCTTCAGGAATACGCGAAGGAATATCCCATCACCCTTTTGCGCGATGAGATTCCAGTGTTCTACCAACCGGAGAGGATGAACGCACTCGCTCGGATGGCCTATGTGAGTGGCGCAGAGTGGGTGCTGCCCTTTGATGCTGACGAGTTCTTCTACGCCCCCAGCGGGCGCACAGTGGCCGCAGAACTGGCTCTGGAGGACCTCTCGACGTTGAAGTTGTTCTGCCGGTCGTGGAGGTACCTCGACTTCAGTCGACGGGACGTGACTCCTCAGCGCTCCAAGGTTGTGTTCCGGGCAGCACCCGGGGCGCGACTCGTCGCTGGTAACCATGACGTGACCCTCCCCGATGGGACTGAGCATGTCTTGGAGGTCGCCCACTACCAGTACCGCTCCCTAGAGCAGTTCATCCGCAAGGTCCGCGGGCTTGAGGCCTACCAGTCCTTGTTCCCCACCCAGGGCCGCCCTCCCTGGCTCGACCTCACCGACGAGGAACTAGCCGTCGAGTGGGACAAACTGTGCGCCGTTGAAACCGTCGTAGACCCCATACCCCTCCGAGTCCCCGAGGATGCCCGTTGAACGCAGTCGTCTACACCGCCATCACGGCGAACTACGACTCCCTGAAGCCTCACCCCGAGGTCCCTGGCGTCGACTTCGTGGCCTTCATGGACGAGCCTGTAAGCGGCACCAACTGGGACGTGCGACAGATCGGGGAGTTCCCCGACGAGCACCCGCGCCTCACGGCGAAGGCGTACAAGCTGCTCCCCCACATCTACCTCCCCGAGTACGAGTACAACGTCTGGCTGGACGCGGACTTCCAGATCACCTCCCCCACGTTCCCTGAGGAGGCCCTAGCTTGCGTTCAGGGGGCCGGTATCGCGATGTGGCCCCATACCCGCCACGACGACATCCGGGGCGAGCATGACGAGTCCGCGTGGCAGGCGAAGTACGTGGGCACGCAGATCTCCGAGCAGGTCGCCCACTACATTGCCGAGGGCATCCCTAAGCCCTCTGGGGTTTGGTGTACCGGCGTCCAGGCCCGCAAGACCCACGACCCCCAAGTTGTGAGGCTGCTCGAGATATGGATGTCGGAGAACCACCGCTGGAGCTATCAGGACCAGATCAGCTTCCCCTACGCGGTGTGGAAGACCGGAGTGGTCCCCGACCCTCTGCCTCCGCAGTGGACGGCGACCGACTGCCCGTGGTTTGACCTCCTGCCTCACAACCCGCACGCCCTAGTGCCGTGATCGTCTTAGTCACAGGCGGCGGAGGGTTCATAGGGGCCTATGTGGAGGCAGCGCTCAAAGCCGAGGGCCATGAGCCAATCATCTTTGACCGGCCCAGCGATGTGCGCGAGACGCTTGACTTGGCTGCTGTGGGACCGGTTGACGCGGTGATCCACCTTGCAGGGAGGCTCGGGACCGCGGAACTGTTCGGCGGCTTCGACGAGGCTGTAGACGTGAACGTGAAGGGCACCCAGCGCGTCCTTGAGTACTGCCGCCAGGTGGGGGCCTCCTACGTCGGGATCACGATGCCAGAAGTTTGGGCGAACGTGTATCAGGCGACCAAGCGCTGCGCTCGTATTCTTGCAACGGCTTGGCACGAGTCCTACGGAGTGCCCGTAAGTCATGTCTGTGCCTTCAACGCCTTCGGGATCGGACAGAAGTACGGCCCCGGACATCCTCAGAAGATCATCCCCACCTTCGCCTCAAGAGCTTGGGCTGGGGAGCCGATAACGATCTGGGGGGATGGCACGCAAACGGTGGACCTCATCTCGGCGACCGAGGTCGCCAAGGTCCTGGTGGCCGCTCTCGACTACGGAGGGGATCAGGTCTTCGACGCCGGCACTGGTGGAGAGTGGACCGTCAACGAGGTCGCCAAGTACGTCTTGGAAGTGACCGGCTCACCCTCCGAGATCGTCCACTACCCGATGCGTGAGGGGGAGCGCCCCCACACTCGTCTCAAGGCCTCGGGGGGAGGCTGGGACCTGCTCGGCTGGCACCCTGTCTTTGACCTCACCGAACTGGATGACACGATCCTGAGCTACCGGAGATAAGCGTGGACCGCGCCCCTATCACGGTAATCACCGCATCCATCCCCGGCCGTGAGGAGTTGCTTGGTGCGACCCTCGCCAGCGTCTACAACCAGCGAACTCCGGTCGAAAGCCACTTGGTAATGGCCCAGACCATCACGCCGGGGATGCCTGGCCCCCAGCACTGCGCGATCCAGCAGGGCTACCTCCTGCCCGCGGTCCGCAGCGAGTTCACAATGAGGCTCGCGGACGACGACCAGTTGCTCCCTAACTACGTCGAGACGATGCTCCCGTACCTGGACCAGGCCGATGTGCTCTACGCGTGGGACGCCAACGGCAGTAGGCCCCGCGTGAACTGCAACGACTGGGGTCACTCGCGCGTACTCTCAACTCTTGAGAGTTCCAACTGGATAGACGGCTCGGCAGTCCTGATGCGTACAGAGATCCTCCGGTCCTTCGGAGGCTGGCCCACTGAATGGGAGGGAGCTGGGTTGTTCCAGGGCGGCCACTTCGCTGGGTATCAGAGTGGGTACGACGACCAGACCGTGTTCTACTGCATGGCTAAGGCCGGCGCTCGGTTCCTCTGCGTGGAGCAAGAACTCTGGGCCTACGGGACTGGCCCCTGGAGCCGGCTCAGCACTGGAGGTTGACGTGCCCGCCGTCGGCATCCTCATCCCTGCGATGCGCGCCCACAAGATCCCCGCGCTGATCGACAATATCGAAGCTGTCACCCCCGCCAAGCACAAGGTCTACTGGGCCGCCGCCCTAGACAGTGAGTGCGCTGGGGTCCTCAAAGCCCTCAAGCAGGAGGTCTTGCTTGACAAGGGAGGGTCCTGGCCGGTCAGGATCAATGCCCTCTACAAAATGAGCAAAGAGCCCTACGTCTTCCTCGGCGCCGACGACCTCCTGTACCACCCCGAGTGGTACGAGCGGGCCCTTGAGTGCATGGAGAGGGTCGAGAACTGCGGTGTCGTATCGGTCAACGACCTGAACAACCCCTACGGCACCTCATCGCTCATCTCACGGGAGTACATCAAGACCTTCGGCGGGACGATGGACGGCAGCGGCCCGATCATCCACCCCGGCTACCACCACAACTGGTGCGACACCGAACTGCGTCAAACAGGTGAACACCGCGGGCGGTGGGTCTACTGCGAGCACTCCATCGTGGAACACATACACCACGACAATAAGAAGGCCCCTTACGACGAGGTGTACGCCCTCGGGGACAAGCACCTCGCGGAAGACGTTGAGTTGTTCTTCTCCCGCCACCCGCTGTGGGCGTGAGTGTCCCCGCGTTCGTCATTGTCAGAGACAGGCTCACCGACCTCAAGGCCCTCGTTGAGTGGCTAGAGCGCGCAGGGCACGACCGGATCACCTTTTTAGACAACGACTCGACCTGGCCTCCGCTGCTCGAGTACCTCGAAAAGACCCCGCACAAGGTCATCTACTTCGGGCAGAACATGGGCCCTCACGTCCTGTGGGACTGGGACGTGCCCGACGAGTACTTCATCTACACCGACCCTGACGTGGTACCCCACGAGGACTGCCCCCTCGACGCGGTGGACCACCTCCGCTGGCTCTTGGACAACCATGACGTGCCCAAGGCTGGGCTGGGGCTGCACATCGACGACGTAGTGCCGACCCCGCAACTGCGATGGGAGTGGGAGCTCCACCATGAACACCGCTGGCGCGGGGATTGCTACGACTCACCCGTAGACACGACGTTCGCCCTGTACCGCCCCAGCTCTCCGCGCTCGCTCATCGCAGTCCGTTCCGCCTTCCCGTATGAGGTGCGCCACATGCCCTGGTACCGCCGCAACGACCTGACGGAGGAAGATGTCCACTACTTCTCTCGGGCGTCTGGTGCGTCAACCTGGAAGCCGCAGATAGGACGATGAGGGCCCTAGTCACTGGGCACGCGGGGTTTGTGGGGAGGAACTTCGCCAAGAGGCTCATCTCCGATGGTTGGGAGGTCACAGGGGTTGACCTGCGACCAAGCGACACTGGGAGATCGGTGCAAGCCGACTGCCGGGACTTCTTCACCGTCAGCGACGGGTATGACCTCCTAGTTCACTGCGCCGCCGTCATAGGCAGCCGGCAGGAGCGCGACGAGAACCCGCTGCTCGTGTACGAAGACCTCTCGATCGACCAGCAAGCCATCGCTTGGTGCCACGAGACGGGGACACCGCTGTTCTACTTCTCTTCCTCGGCTGCTTACCCGACAGATCTAACGGGCCCTTTCAAGGAGTGGGTCCTTGCGCCCGAGCACATCTGGGCACCGGACGCTGCCTATGGGTTCATCAAGCTCGTTGGGGAGCGCCAGTGCCGGGAGCTACGGAAGCTTGGAGGGACCGTCTACATCGTTCGCCCCTTCTCTGGCTACGGTGCAGACCAGTCCTTGGACTACCCCTTCCCCTCGATCCTGAAGCGGGCCGTGGCTAAGGAAGATCCTCTGACCGTGTGGAGCGACGTCGAGCGCGATTTCATCCACATCGACGACGTAGTGAGCGCGTGCCTGACGATGGTCGACAAGGCCATCTTCGGGCCGGTGAACATCGGCTCAGGTATCCCGACCAAGATGACCGAGCTCGCGCGGTTGGCGGCGCAAACGGTGGGTTACGACCCAGAGATCAGAGTGCTGGGCAAGTCGGTCGGCCCCGACCACCGCTTTGCCGACACGGCCAAGATGCAGGAGTTCTACGAACCAACGATCTCGCTCACTGAGGGCGTCCGAATGAGTGTGGGATAAGGAGGGACCTATGTGCGTCACTTGCGGTTGTGGGTCCCCCTTTGACGGGAACGGGGACGGGCGGAACATCACCATGGGCCGGCTCTTGTCGGCTGCCGACGCGGCTGGGATACCCATCGAACAGGCGGCTAAGAACGTCATGGCCACGGTCCTGATGCGCGTCAACAAGGAAGCTGGCACTGACCTCGCTGCCTGTCGCGTTGTCAAGGCGTCCGAGGAACGCCGCTACACCTTGGGTGTGGCTTATCCCGCCATGAAGGCCGACGTTTCCCGTGCCGCGGACGGCAAGAGGGACTTCGTTTCCCCCGAGGTGCTTGAAAAGACCGCTTGGAGTTGGATGGCCAAGCATCGCGACATCAACCTGTTCCACCGCAGTGACGAAGCCTCGACCGGTCATGGGACTGTCGTTGAGAGCTACATCTACCGTGGGCCGGACTGGGTACAAGACAGTCCCGTTGACGGCAAGCCCTACGTTGTCAAGGCGGGGGACTGGTGTCTGGCGTGTGTTTGGGATGAGTTCGGCTGGGCGCTTGTGAAAGCTGGCCTAGTCAATGGCTGGTCCCCTGAGGGCACTGCCCGTCGCTCCATTCCAAGTCCCGAGCGGCTAGCGCTTCTAAGGAGCTGATATGGAAACTGCAATCACCGAACTGGAAGAGCTAGGGGCCGAGAAGGTCAGTGGAGTGGGGAGCCCTGCCAATGGCACGCCCTGGCTCCTGCTCAAGTCCACCGACGTCGAGGCCGACCCGAACTCGCCGCACACGTCATCCCCTGAGGCTGATGCTCAGGAAGCGGAGATGACCAAAGCGGAGGCCGATGAGATCGAGGCTCTGCTCACCAAGGCCGAGAGCGCTGGCTTCTGCTACGTGGACGACTGCGAAGTATGCAAGGACCACTTCGGCCCACTCCACGACGAACTGCTCAAGCGCAAGCTGAGGATGAAGGACCGTCGAGCGCTACCCAAGGGCGACTTCGCCGTGCCCGCCAAGGCACCTGCGAGCGGCAGCTACCCGATCAACGACGAGAGCCATGCTCGCAACGCCCTGTCTCGAGCCTCTGGTAAGCCCGTAGAGGCTCAGGTGCGCGCCGCGGTCCACCGGAAGTACCCGAACATCGGTGCCGAGAAGGAGCGCCTTGAGAAGTCCCCTGGCGTGCCTGACGAGTCGGTCCAGGCGCCCAAGGAGAAGGGCCACCTCGCCACAGGGCAGTCCGGTCTCGCTGGCCCTGTCACTGCGGGCCATGTCCGACCCGACAACAGCCCGTCTTATGAGGTCGGTGGCAAGACCCCCTACATCATCCCCGACGAGGCCAAGGTGACGAACAACCCTCCCTTTGAGCGCCGCCCCCGTCAGGAAGCAATGCCTCAGGGTTCCGAGGACATGGGCAAGGAGTCTTGGGAGATCGAGGTCGTGGACAAGCAGAACTGGGTCAGTCTCGACAACAACCCCGCTATGGCCTCTGAGATGCCCCAGGAGCCTTCGGTCCAGTCTGCTAACGCAACAGTGCTCGACCGGATCGTCTGCGCCTACGTGGCCCTCAAAGAGGCAATGGCGGCACAGAAGGCTGACCCCGACGGGATGACCGATCCCCTCGATGCTCAGGTGTGGGCGCACCTCGAAGACGTGTGCGCCACTCTGAAGAACGCTCTCATTGACCAAGCCCTGGACAGCGTTGGCATAGACGCCGCTCTGCTCAAGGCCGAGAACCTCCTCACCAAACTTGGTGGGGCCGACACAACCGCCGGCAACGGCGCCCGAACCTCCGAGGAGGAGAACATTATGACCACCGTCACCAAGGAGGATCTCACCGCACTTGTAAGTGAGACCGCTGGTGCTGCTGCTGTCGCGGCTGTCAAAGAAGCGCTGAAGGCTGAGCGCAAGGCCGAAAAGGCCAAGATGAAGGGCAAGATGAAGGGCAAGAAGCCGCCTTTCATGCCAGCCGAGAAGAATGCCAACAACGGCGGGGATATTACCCGTGAGCAGGAAGAGGCTGGCGTCAAGGGCGAGAACAAGGCCAACGATGTGAACTCAGTTGGTGGCCCAGTCGACAGCCAATATGTCAACAAGGAAAAGACAGGTAAGAAAGACAAGGCGATCAAGCAGCTCGTGGAGGCCCAGGCCGCAGAACTCGGCGAGGTCAAAGGGTTGCTTGAGAAGATGTCGAAGCGTCCCCGTTCTGGGGGCCCGTTCCTCGGAGTAGCCGCTAGCGGGGCCTTCCCGGCCGCCGAAGGGCGACACAGCGAGAGCGTGGCCAAGAGTGCAGAGGATGCCGAACTCGAGCCTCTCCTGAAGGAGATCGAGCAGATGGGAGGCAAGCCGGGGTGGGACAACGCCCAGCGGTACGCCGACCTTCAACAGCAAGCCACCCTTATTCGGCTTCGCAACGCTCGTCTCAACAGCCTGCTCTGATCCGTCCCATAAATCAGCACCAACGCGACCGGCTTAGGTCGTCGCGCCCCAGAACGAAGGAGAACCAATGCCTCCCGGTGCAACTGCCGACATCGAACTCCTAACTAAGGAGACGATGGAAATCTTCAAGAAGGCCCAGACCACGGGCCTTTACGCCTCTACGGGTATCCAGGGCGTAGACCTCTCAGGGCTTGTCAGCCTTGTCCCGGTCAACGTGCCGGCCCGTAATAACACGAGCGCCTTCCCTCGCGTCATTGCTGGCGAAGGCTCCCAGACTGCCACTTGGCGGTCGCTGCTCAACGTCAACAGCTCGCAGACCGACGCCGCGGTAGGCATCGACTACGCAGGCTCGCTGACGATCCTCGACGAGCAGGACTGCTTCGCGACCTACAAGGTCCTCGCGAAGGCCAACCGCGTCACCCTTGACGCTGTGGCGTTCGCCCGGAACTACGCCGATGCTCTTGCCGTTGCCGAGCTCCAGACGCTGAACCAACTGTTCATCGCCCAGGATCTCTACATCATCAACGGGCAGAACTGGGCGCTCGGTACCCCGGCTGGCCCTCTCACTCTGACCCCGGCAGCCACAGGCGGTTCGATCGCCTCGGGCACCGTCGTTTACGTGTCGGTCGCAGCGAAGTCCGGTGCCAACTACTTCGTCAACAACGGCAACTCGCCGGCTCTGACGGGGCACACCACGGTTGGTACGACGAGTTCCACCAATACCCTCACGGCCTCCATCCCGGCAGTCAAGGGCGCGGTGGCCTACGACTGGTATGTCGGGACTTCCGCGGCGCAGTACTACTACACGACCACGACCGTCGCCCAGGCGACCTTCACGAGCGTGTATACCGCTGCCCAAGCCCCCCCGACGACCCTGCCGTTGTTCACCACTCTGGCGAACCCTCCGTCGACGGCCCCCACGGCCGACACGAGCTACAACGCGGCCAACTGGTACAACGGGATCATCGCCTCCACCTTGGGCGACTACGGCTCACTCGGGCCCGTAACGCCTGGGACTGGAACGGCCACAGGGGCCATCTTCATCGACAATGGTGGCAATGCCCCGAACCTCTCGGGCGGCGGCATCGACATCTTGGACACCATCAACGACAAGATCTGGGCGAGCGTCCAGCTCTCGCCGACGGCCTACATGATGAACTCGCTCCAGGGCGACGAAATCTCCAAGGCCATCTTGGCGTCGAGCTCCGCGACCACGTTCCTGCCTCCCACGGATGCCGACGCTAGGACGAACCTGGCGGGCGGCGGCTACATCGGGCGGTACATCAACCGTGCTGCGGGAGGTGTTCCCGTCGCGATCGAGATCCACCCGAGGATGGCACCGGGGACGATCTTCGCAAGGTGCGACCGGGTGCCGTTCCCGGGGAGCAATATCGGGAGCGTGTTTGAGGTCAGGGCGCAATACGACACAATGCGCTTTGACTACTCTGCCAACATGACCCAGAACAGCCTCGGCGGCGGCCCCAGGTACGATTTTGAGATCAGAAGCAACGAAGTGCTGGTCAACCGTGCCCCGGTGGCCCAGGCCGTCGCCTGCAACATCGCCTAATCGCACTTGCGAAGTCGGTGATACTGTTATAAACTCTGGTACATGAAGACATGTGCCGAGTGCCACACTCCCAAACCGCTTGATGATTTCAAGCGTCACGCAGCCTCACCCGACGGCCACACCTACATCTGCAAGGACTGTTTGCGTGGCCGTCGGGAGTCGCTGTCCCACCTCACCCCAGAAGAACGCCGACAGCGGCGCAGCGAGACCTTCAAGAAGCGTTATGCGTCCGACCCGGAGTTTCGGGACAGGCTTAGGGGCCATCGGCGTAAGTCCAACTATGGTGTGCCGCCCGAGGTCTACCAGGCCCTCCTAGACCGGCAGGGCGGGGACTGTGCCATTTGCCACCAGCCAACTGAGAACGGATTCGGCCAGCGTGGTTTTCATCTTGACCACGACCATGAGACCGGGCAGATCCGAGGTCTTCTGTGTCTCGGTTGCAACACGGGGCTAGGAGGGTTCGCCGACGATCCCGTCCGACTCCGCTCAGCCATCCGCTATCTGGCAGCCGTCCGTGAGCCGTTGGTGGTTAAACGAGCGTCTCCTAAAGTCCGTGCCCAATGCGGCACTGTTAGCGGCTACATGCGTCATCGTCGGCTGAACGAAGAGAAGTGTGACGCGTGCCGAGAAGCCTGGTCTAAGTACAACTCCAGCAAGGCATGGGAACGTCGCAAAGCCCCTGAGGACCTAAAGCGCCGTAAGGTAGCCGTGTGCGGGACGAGCAGCGGCTATACGGCCCATTTCAACCGAGGCGAGCCGGTGTGTGACGCTTGCCGCGCAGCCCGTGCCGTCTATCAGAAAGATCGCAAGGCAAAGAAGCAGCCTCTCCCCAGCCCCTCCGTTCCCTAGGTGCGCTGGGGGGAGGCCCAAACAAAGGGAACGAACATGCAGATTTACCACGTCGAAGAAAAACCCCACAACCGCTTCGTCCTAGACCCTGACCTCGGCCAGGTCATGCGCCGAGAGATGGTGATGAAAGCCTCCTCCGTCGAAAAGATCGACCGCGGCGGCAAGGTCTTCGAGCTTCTGCCCGACGGCACCTTTGACGTCGATCAGGAGACCGCCCGCTACCTGCTCTCCCGCCCCGGTTGGCACGAGGGCGACAACCCCTTCTACGCCGACGTTGAGATCGAGCCCGCGCGCCCCCCCAAGCTGTCAAAGGCCGGCGCACGCGCGTCGTAACCTGAGCCATGTCCCTCGAAAAACGATTGGAGAAAGTAATGACCGCTCTTGACGACCTCAACCAGGCAGTGGCCGCCGTCAGCACGACCACCTCGTCCCTCAGCACCGCCGTAGCTGGGCTCATCGCCGAACTGCTTCAAAGCGGCGGCACCTCAGCCGAGATCGAAGCAGCCACGGCCCAGGTCCAAGGGGTCAACACGACCCTGACCAACCTGCTCGGCACCATCCCCCCTCCTCCCTCAAGCCCTCAAGCCTTCGACCCGGCGAGCAACCTGGCTCTCTACAGCTACCTCGGGGCCCCTCCCGTCCCATCGGACTGGACGGCCGTCACCGATGTCACCGGTACAGGCGGCGAGACCCTCTACACCTTCTCGGGCGACACCGCAGGCGCGGCTCCGACTGGAGCACAAGCTGGCGTGTGGGTGCCCTACACGGGCGCTCTCACCACCGTCGCCTAGTTGAGGGTTGTCGTACCGTTCGTCGACCTTCACCCCAAGACTCGGGAGTCGGTAGCCCTCTACGCCCCCACCGCCGAGCTCATAGAACTCTCTCGGGCCGACGACGCCTACTACAAGGTGCTCGCCGGCCTGTGGGAGGGGGGCGACACTTTCTTGGTGATCGAACAGGACAATGAGGTCCATGCGACCGTAGTACCCGAGTCCGAGGCCTGTCCTGAACCCTGGTGTGTATGGCCATACCCCGGCCCCGCTGGTGCCACTGGAGACTGTCTCACCTACTACTCCCTCGGCTGTACGAAGTTCTCCGCTGACCTGTTAGCCAAGGCCCCTACGTTGATGGCCGACCTTCCCTCCCACGACTGGCGAAGGCTGGACGCCCTAATGCTCCCCCTGCTCCGCGAAGCCGTCGGAGAACCCCACTGGCACATCCCCCCGGTCAACCATCACCATGTGCGACCATGGGTGCTGCAACGCCGCTGCGACTGCGGTGGCATCCTTGAAGAAGGGACGACATCATGCCTTTCCCCCTGTTGAAAATCGATGGGTCCTCTCCGGACGCCTTCATTTACCTTGACGGAGTTCCACAGACCCATTTCACGTCCCTTCACCTTGAGCTTCTGCCTTCGATAGCTGGCGAGCCCCGCGGAAAGGTGACGGCTACCTTCCTGGCACGAGTTGACGTGACCGACCTACCAGTTGTCGTACAGGAGGCCTAGCCGCGCGCCACAGAGGCGCTGTGATTGCGGGGAGTGTTGCCCTAGCTATAGTGGGGGTCGTCGGTTAGATCCCGCCGAGGGTGCCATGGTGCGCAGGGAGATCCTGCGACAGGGTTTGATAATGTCCCGTCATGAAACAGCACCCCTCGACTTAGGAGGCTTGATGACCACTACAGATACCCAGCCATTGACCGAGCAACCCCGACGCTGGCGTTGTGGGTGGTGCGGCACGGAAGGGGTAGCCCCGTCTCAGTACGAAGCGCAGATGGCGTCGATCAAGCATGTTGAGGACGCGCGCCACATCGAGCTAGGGCACCCCACGCTGCCCGTGGACTATGTGCGCTGACCCGAATTGCGGATTTGACTACCGCCCCGAGGACATGATCGGCGAGGACGACCTCACCCCTGAGGAGCGTGCTGCGTTTGACGAGCGCGTCCTGTTTTACCGCAACCTGGAATATGTAGGCGGGAAGCACGCACCCTGGGAGTTCATCCCCTTTGCCTGCATCAGGACCCAGATGGCTCGCCACCTCCGAGGCCTCTACGACTGGTGGTACCTCATAGGGCGTCGCTCGAATTTAGGTATCACCATCATCACCGAAGTTCGCGACGTGGCCTACGGGCCCGAGGAGGTCCCGACACGGGAGCCGGGGTATGTCCTCCTGGCTTCCTGCCACGGCCATGCCCCCAAGTCTGGTGGCAAGCCCAGGTTCCCGTTCCCGGGTACCAACTGGTCGGACTCCGACATCGTGACGTACCCTGCGCTTCAGGAGTTCATTCTCGCTCCCGCCTGATGAGGGTCGTCTGCTGCTACGTCGAGGGCAAACTCCACCCCCTTACCTTGGCGGCGCTCAAAGAACATGCCCCCGACGCCGACCTTGTAGACCTCGGCAAAGCGTGGGACGCTTACTACCTCTTCTTGGCTCAGCTTTGGGAAGAGGGCGAGGGCTTTCTGGTAATCGAAGAGGACATTGAGGTCCACGCTGAGGTTCTCCCTCAGCTTGAGGCGTGCCCTGAACCGTGGTGCCTCTTCGCGTTCCCTGGTGCCGGTGGCGCTCTGCTCTCTGGCTCCCTCGGCTGCACCCGCTTCTCCACCGAACTCCTTGCTGCCCACCCCGACCTCATGGCCAAGCTCCCCGTGCGCGACTGGAAGCGCCTCGACTCCGAGATCCTTCCTGCTCTTACGAAGCTCGGCTACACCCAACACGTCCACGAACCCCCCGTCCCCCATCACCACTACCGTCCCGAGAGGCGGCTGTGTGACTGCGGAGCGACAGAGCACTAGGAGCGGCCATGGCCTTCCCCACGCAGTTCACCCTTCTGTCCTCCACGACGGCAGCCTCTACTACAGGGTCTGCCAACTTTGCTGCGATCGCTACCAAGTGGGCTGTGGGCATCATCCTGACCGCGACGAACCCTCAGACGCCGAACCCTCCGGTTCCCTCCCTCACCTTTACCTGTTCATCCGACAACACGAACTTCGCCGCAGTTACCCCAGCCGCCCAGCGTGGTGGGTGGTACACCTTTGACGTGCCGGCCCAGTACATCACTGTCCAGGTAGCCAACAACACAGGCACCCTTGTTCTCGTCGCCGTGGCAGAGAGCACCTAAGTGACCCGAGCCGAGAGGCGTCGCCTCCTGCGCGAACTGGGGGTCCCCAGCAAGAAGATGAAGCGCCGCCGGCCCGTGAACCCCGCGGTCCAAGAGGCTTTCCGCCAAGCAGTGCGCGACCGCGCCGCTACCTTGGAGAAGGCGTGACCTTCGTCCCCACCCCTTTCGCGACTCCGGTCATCGCACCACGTACCGCGACCCAAGCTCGCGCCTATTCGTACATCTCCGTCTCGCAGTACCGCTTCGCCCCGACCTCAGTAGGGACTCAGGGTCTTGTCCCGAAGTCCACACAGCCCCAGGTGGACTCCGCAGGCTCTCTGGCTATGGTTATTGCTGAAGCTTCGCAGTGGATGGACACGCACTGCTTCCACCGCAACGACGGGAACTTCGCGGCGACGATCACCAACGAACAGATGTGGGTCAAGGTCAAGCCCAACCAGTCCGCGGTCCTGATCTGCAACTTCAAGCCGATCCTTGAGGTCGTAGGACTTGCCCTGGGCCCTGCCCCCGGCCAGCTCCAGAACATCAGCGCGAACACCGCTGCCCTCTTGGTGATCGGTGAGAACACCATCACCCTTCCCGGCGTCTTCGTCTCGGGGACCACGACCATTGGCAACACCGTCCTGTTCAATGGCTTCCCCTCGTACAACGGTGGGATGCTCGCGGTGTACGACTACATCTCGGGGTACGCGCACACGACCTTGGCTGCCAGTTGCACCGCAGGGCAGACCTCGATCACGCTGAACCCCCCTACTCCCGGTGGAACGGCTCTCTACGGTATCTACGCCGGCACAGCGCTCAAGATCAAGGACGAGGCCAGTACTGAGACTGTCGTGGCCTCTGCGGCCCCCACAGGGCTCACAGTGAGCCTCTCAAGCCCTCTGGTGAACAACCACACGGTCCCGAACTACCCCGACTACATCCCGGTGACGGCTCTGCCTGGTGACCTTGAGCGCGCGTGCATCCACCTGACCAACGTTCTCTTGAAGGCGCAGGGAATGAGGGCGCAGATGCCCGCGAGCATCGGGTCAGCTACTCCCGCCACGCGGCAGGGCTTGGCTCGAGCCGGTGCCCTTGCAGACTATGACGTCGCCTGCCGGCTCTTGCACCCATACGTCACCAGTTTCCTGCACTCTTGACCAGAGCAGCGGTACGTTCTGCGGCGCAGAGCTTCTTCCAAGGCCTCAACCTCCCCACGGTCGGCACGGTCTTCTCGGCCCGGGCTTATGTCCACGGCGAGGACTACGAACAGAACGCCGCCCTTCAGTACACCCAGTCCCTTGACGGCTCTGGTGCTGTTCTCGTAGTCAACATCCCCTCGGAGAAGCGCCAGCGTCGCGCCATGACCGGACGGGGAGGAGTCAACGACTCGTGCATCTACCGCATCGCCCTTGAGGTCTACCTCGCCAACCTTGAGGGTGCCCCGGTCGATGCCCAGAACGACTACGACGCCATCATCGACGAGATCATCCTCCAGATCAGGGGTAACCCGAACCTCGGCAACGCTATAGCTGTCTGGTCGGCGGGCGAGTTCAACTACGGCGTCGAGCACGAGCAGTCCGAGCCTTGGACGGAGGAAGATGGCACGACGGTCTTCATCACTGGTGTCGTGCGCTTTGAAGCGTGGGACTGGCAGGCGGGACCTGCCGGCTCAGTCTGAAAGGAACCAACGTGCCTAAAAAGAACTTCTACAACTCCGACAGCCGCACCCTGACCTGGCCCTATCTCGTCCACCCCGAGACCCTCACCACGCTTCGACTGGAGCCAGGCGAGGTCGTGGAGAACCTGTTCGTCCCGGCGTACTTCAAGGACCCGTTCCTGCTCGTGGTCGGTGCCGTTGAGAAGCAGGCCCCCGACGAAGTGCCGACCTTCGTTCCCAACCCCCCCGCCGAGGATTCCCCGGCCGAACCCTCAAAGGAGGGCTGAGTTATGCCGAACCCTTATGGACAGGCTTATGCCGTCGCGCAATCCCAGATGGGCCTCGCTATCGAGGCCACCAAGGGAACCGCCCAGGCCCCTGTGTACTGGATACCTTACCGCGCGCCCAAGTATGTCCCCACTCGTATGTTCTTGCCCGATGAAACCCTTCAGGGTTCGATGGTCTCGGTCTACGGCCTGACCCCTGGTATGCGCTACGACTCACATGGGTGGGACTCGTACCCGTACCTCGACACGTTCCCGATCCTGGTTGCCGCCGAGCTGGGTAGTTCGGACACGTTGACGGCGGCTCCTGGGAACACCACTCTGTCCTCGTCAGCCGCCGCGGGTGCTACCACCATCGTCACGGCGGCGTCGATTGCAGCGAACAGCTTCATCACCCTAGGCTCCGCATCCCTTGGGACTCTTGAGTCGCACTACACCACGGCCGTGGCGGGCTCCTACACCATCACCCTGGCGACTCCTCTGGCCTTCGCCCACACCAGCGGCGCAGCGGTCACGGGGCTGACCAAGCACTCCTTCTCTTTGCTCAACAACAGCGCCACCGTGGGCAACCAACCTCCCTCATTGACCCTCACAGACTTCGATGGTGAGGAGTGGCGGCAGCTCACCGCTGGGCAGATGGACAAGCTCAGCATCACCGGCAACGCGACCGCTCTGGTGAACTACACGACGGACTTCTACTGCAACCCGTCGATCACCCCCTCCACCCCTAGCCCGTCGTACTCCACCGTGACCCCGGTTCCCTCTTGGACGACAGGTCTTGTGATCTCGGGGACGGCCTACACGGACGTCGAGGAGTGGGCCGTGGACATGAGCCGTGGGACCAAGCCGATCCCCGCCGTCACCGGGACCCTGGAGTACTTTGAGTACTTCGCCGGCCCCTTGACCGTCGGTGGCAAGACGACAGTGGTCGAAACCTCGGGCGCTACCGAACTCACGCAGTACCAGAACGGCACGGACAACACCTTCGACTTCTACGTGAACGACGTGACGACTGGCGACATCATGCGTATCCACTCGTCCTCGGTCATTTACAAAACTGGTGAACTGGTCAGGTCTAAGGAGTACGTTGAGGCCGAGCTGACCTTCGACTTCCTGCCCACTGCGACCGACGCTCAGGCTGGGGGCGTGTCGCCCATTATCATCCAGTTCGGCAACAATGTGACTACGGCGTACTACACCGACTAATACAACCCAAGGGAACAGGGGAACAAATTGCAAATCGACATTCCGGGTGGCACTGCCACCCTGCGCGACACCCTCACCATCCGAGAGCGCCGCGCGATCCAACGCATCGCTCTCGACGCGATGGGCCTAGCCAACCAGCTCACGAGCGACTCGGTAGCCCTCCAGCCCAAGGACGCCGAGCTCCTGATGACCACGCAGGACAAGATGGCCGACGCCACCCTCGTCGCTTACCTTCAGGCGTGGTCCCTCGACAAGCCGCTCCCCACGCTTGACACCATCGACGAGATGGACGGCGACGTGTACGACGCGATCACCGCGGCGATCGAGAAGAAGGGGGGAGTGGCAGGCGTCGACACCTCGCCCAATAAGAACAAGGAGAGCCCTACCAGCGACTCGCCCGTTTCCGTTGGCACCTAGAAGGGCGAGCCCACCCCGACGCTCCGATTGATTACGACCTCGCAGATCGATACCGAGAGCACAGGTACCGAGTCTTGTACCCCGGCCTTACCCACGAGCAGTTCCTAGATGAGCCTTCTGACACGGTGGACTGGGCTCTGGCCTTTGCAGGCATGGAGGCGAAGATGGAAGCCGACGCGATTGAGAAGGCCAAGAAGAAGTGACCGCCGATGTCAAGGCTTGCGTAGCTGGTCTAGAGCGCCTCTCCAAGGACATGAACCACACCATGTTCCGCATCACAGGCAAGGCCCTTGACATCGTGCAGGCAGGGGGCCGCTCCTTCGCTCCCATCGGCACCCCAGGTAACACGACAGCCCCCCCAGGCACCCTGAAGGAGTCCATCCTTACTCAGGGCCCTCGGGGGGCTGATGGTTTGTTTACGGGCGAAGTGGGGCCGACGACGGTGTACGGTCGGCAAAGAGAGCTCGGTGGGCATATCTTTCCTAAGCGCGCCAAGGCCCTCCGGTTCGTGAAGTTCGGTGATGTCGTCTACACGATGCACGTCTACCAGAAGCCCGAGCCTTACATGAAGCCTGGACGAACGGCGTCCCTCAGGCCCATCAGGGACATGGCAGTGGAGCAGGTGTCAAAGACGATCGCTGGGAGTACCGAGAGTGAGGTCTAGGAGGTGAGCGATGTCTGAGGCATATTTGGAACCCGTAATAGTGCGGGTGGTCGGGGACATAAAGGACCTCCTTGCCAAAATCAAGGAGGCTCAGTCCCTTCTCGAGGACTTCTCCAAGACCGTCTCGACCGCTCACCTCTCGGCCGACTACAAACTTGTCACCAAGGCCGTAACTGAGGCTGACGCCGAGCTAAAGGGCTTTGCCAAGCAGGTCTTTGATGCCCACCTCGGGGCTACCTCAGGGCCTCTCCAGGGTGCTCTCACGGCTGCTGACACTGAGCTTGCCAAGTGGGGTTCCAAGGTCACCAAGACCCAACTCGGGGCAAACTCCGCGGTCCTCCAGAAGGACCTCCTGAAGATCAACGCGGAGCTTGCGAAGTGGGGCAGCAAGGTCACCAAGACCCAACTGAGCGCTGACCAGAAGCTTCTCCTAGCCCAGCTTGCCAAGACCCAGACAGAGCTATCCGCTCTCGCGAAGAAGGTAACGGCACTCCCAGTCACAGCGAATACAAAGGCTGCCCTAGCCTCCGCTACCGCTGCCCAGCAGGCGATCGACCGCATGAAGGCCGACATCAAAGTCGGTACCGATATCAACACTGCTGGGGCACTAGCCAAGATCGCAATTCTCGACACTGCCATCAAGGGGTTGAACGACGCGCTTGGTGGCGGCGGGGGGGGCGGTGCCAAGTCCACGGCGAGCCTTCTAACCGCCTTAGGTCTCGGTGGCATGTTCGGTCTAGCTCATGCTGGTTCGGCGGCTGGGCTCGCCGGGTTTGGTCCCGAACGGCTCATCACTACCATCCTTGGCATCCTCGGCTTCACTGGGGCCGCGGCAGCGGGCGGGTCCCTCTTGGGGCTGGCCGCTCTCACGACTAGCGGTGTTGGGCTTGGCACCGACACTGCTGGGATCGGGCAGGCCGTTGGGGACATCACTCAGCTCTACCAAGCGACGAACAACCTCAATCAAATGGTTGCCGAGTACGGTCCCAACAGCAGCGAGGCGGCCGCAGCACAGAAGGAATACAACAACACGCTCGCAGGAATGCCTGCCGTGGCCCGCGGGGCCCTCAAAGCTGCGACCAGCGCGGTGGAGTCGTGGACCCCCGTCTTCGACAAGTACACCGGGCCTGCCGAGAAGATCGCCGCAGAGATGATCGCCCAGTTTGTCCCCGTCGCCGAGAAGCTCTTGCCCGAGATTGGTTCGGCTGCCACCAAGAACATGCGCATCATCCAGAAGGCGCTCCAGCCCTTCCTCACATGGCTTGACAGCAGCAAGCCTGGGGGTGGCCTGACTGTTCTGACGGAGATCGAGAACACCTTCTCGCAGCATCTCCCGAATGCGATGAAGGCATTGACCGGCGCTCTCCAGGCCTTGTTCGAGGTGACGGCGAAGCTCGATCCCCAAACTGGGAAGATAACTAATTGGCTTGCTAACTTCTTCACGTCGATCACCACCCCAACTCCTCCACCGAAACCCACATGGCATCCGGGCGAGTCGATGAAGGCTTATGCCAATGCCATGAAGGTGTGGGAAACCGAGGTCGCTAACGACCAGTACGGCTTGTCAAACAAGGCTTCCTCGCAAATCGACAAGTGGGTTGCCGATTGGCATGTTTTGGTGGACTTCTTCAAAGCACTTTTCAAGGCAGCCGCGGCGATTAGTGCCGCCTCGGCTGGTACCGGCGAGTCGATCTTCACCACCTTGACGTCGATGCTGAACAACTTCACGAAATGGGCTAGATCAAAGACGGGGTTCGCTGAACTGAACACGTTGATGACGGCCCACAAGAAGCAACTTGACGCGATCCTTGAGTTGCTCGGATCTCTCATCGGTGCCTTTGGCAAGTTGGAACTGACCATTTCCCCCACGATCGTCAACGGCGCGACGGCTGTAATCAAGGCCCTTGACGCATTGTTCCACTCCAAGCTCACGATAGCGACCGGCTTCACTGACTTCATCAAGACGCTGACCAATCTTGCGACTCACCCACCGAACCTCTCTGATGTAACGAAACTCTTTGGTTCCCTCGTTAGTTTCCTGACGGACATTCCTTCCAAGATCAAGGGCCTCACCGTGGGGGAGATGACGGCTTCGCTGGGAGGCATAGCTCTTCTCGCGTCGCGTATCCCTATCCTGAAGCACTCGATCCAGGCGATCCTCGGCATCTTCACTGGGAAGGTCACCTCCCTCAAGGACTTCTGGAATGCCTTGACCGGCAAGGGTTCGGGTCTTAGCGCGTCCGCTACCCAACTCAGCGCTTCCGCCAAAGCTCTCACAGAGGCCGCAGCGGCATTGAAGGAGTCGGCCGGCACGCACGTACCCAGTGGCCCTGGCGGCGGTGGTGATGCTACAACCACTGCGGAACAGGACGCCGAGAAAGGTTGGTTCGCAGCGTGGCTAGGTAAGACAACGCTCGGCAGGGTCGTCTTGACGGTCGCTCAGGCAGACATCACAGCGGCCGCCACTCGTATGGCTGTGTCAGCACTCTCGATAGCAGCGCCAGCCGCTTACTTCTATGGTCTGGTCAAACTCTCCGAGTACGTGGGATCAGGACCCCGGCCTTCCCTGACTGGCAAAGCGAACAAGGCCAGCGAGGCTCAACTCGTGGACTACCTCAACATGATCGCCGAGGGCATCTGGACGGGCGTCGCCGCCGACAAAGCGGGTTGGCAGGAACTGACAGCCGGCGAGAAGACCCTCGTCAACAAGGCTGTTGCTCTGGAAGGGGACATCAACATCCTCCTGGCTTCCAGCAGGGCAATGCTCGCGGGCAAGGCGTCTCCCTATAGTTCCGCCCAGCGTGACAAGGCCGAGGCCGCTCTCGGGCTGACGGGGATCAACCTCAAGGACATCTCCACGAAGCTGTTGGAGGCCCTGATAGCGGGCACGTTTGGAGATGTGGTCGGTGGCAAGGGCAGCGCGCAGGCCAAGAGCATTGGTGAGCAGATCATCGCTGGCCTAACCAAGGGGCTCCAGGGCAAGCCCGAGACGACGGCCTTCAAGAACCTGATAAAGGAGATCAACTCGATCTTCGGTATCTCGTCCCCGTCCAAGGTCTTCATCGCTATGGGCATGGCGAACATGCAGGGCCTCGCCAAGGGCACCACCGACAGCGCCTCACTGGTCATGGCAGCATACGCCTCGGTGGTCAACAAGACCCTCGCCTCCCTCACCGCTGACATCCCGCGTTTCAGAGCCACTGGCTCGGCTCTCACGCAGAGCCTCTTTGCCGGCGCAGGGTCCCTCCCTGCCTTCCACGGCGCAGGTGCCGGTGGTGGCAATATCGAGATCACGTCCCACATCACCTTCCAGATCACCGGTATGCCCGACATGACGCATGGTTCCACCTTCAGCCGCCAGCTCAAGAGCGCTCTGGACGAGCACGACCGCAAGTTGATGCAAGCCATCCGCGCTGGTAGGTCGTAATGGCTACCGCCCCCTCGGTCCCTACCTTGACAGCTCCGGCTAACGGCGCCTACATCGACTTCTCTGAGACCCCCGCGTTCGCGGCGACTTACAACTCGACCGACGGCGCAGACCAGAACGCTTTCGCCTTCCGTCTCAGGACACTCCCGATCGGCAACACCCCAGGCTCCGCGTACCAGTACTGGAACGGCAGCACCATGGTCGACACGATCCAGTGGGTCTCGGTCACGACTGTGCCTGGAGGGTCCTTCGGCTCGACCGTCGCACCTGTCATGTACGCGGGTTACTCCTACGCGTGGTCCTTCGCCTCTCAGGAGGCCTCTGGAAGCCTCCAGGGGGCCTTTGCGACGGACTTCACGATGAACTGCTCGGTTGCCCCCATAGTGACGGTGAACACGCCTACAGGCACCATTACGACGTCCCTCCCAGCGATCACTTGGACCGACTCGCTCGCTCTCTACGCCGTGCAGACGTACTACCAAGTCATCGTGGAGACGGGGAGCTTCTCGACTACCCCCGGCTCGGGTACTCAGATTTGGAACTCGGGGGTCGTGGCTTCCTCCGCGTTGACCGCGACCATGGGTTCTCCCGTACCCGGTGGGGCGAGCACGCGAGCCTTCGTGCAGATCACTCAGACCGGTGGGCAAGTCTCAGCGTGGGCCTACACGTCCTTCACGGGCCCCTCTGGTGTCCCCTCCGCCCCGACAGTGAGCGCGGCGACAGGGACCGACGGGGTTACCGGGTGCCCCCTGATCGCCGTCACGATCACAGGCTCGAGCGCGGGCACCGCAGTGGTCACGCGCTCCGATGGGCTCTACGTCCGAGGCGCTTCCCCGACGAACCCCGCGACCTACGGGGGGTCATCTCTCGTCGTCAACGACTATGAGGCCGTCCCAACAGTTGCGTATACATACTCCGTGCAGATCACCGCGTCGACCAAGACCTCCAACGCAGGCACCTCGGGTTCGGTGACCCTCACGACTACGAACTGGTGGGAGTTCAACCCTGTCGCAGTGGCCACCGCGATCAATGCCCAGTTCATAGATTGGTCGCCAACGCAGGTCGAACAGAGCACCGGGCATCCGGTCATGGGACAGAACGTGATGAACGTGGTCGCTAGCACGGTGCTCAACCAGGACTTCACGGGTACCGCCGAGCTCTTCACCGCAGCGGTCTACACGGGGTTCCAAGCTTTGCTCTCTTCGGGGGCCATCGTGTTCATCTCAAGCCCCTGGGGCCCGACGGACACTGGGTACTTCCGCATCGGTATCCCCAGTGGTGGCCTGTCCACGGGTACTGGGTCCACAGTCAAAACGACGAAGCTCATGCCATCTACTGCCGCTGGCCCGCACAGGACCGTCGATGTCCTTGCGGTGGCCGCCCCCAGACCAACCGTCTGATGCCCACCGTAAATCCTGCCGACGCGCTGATCGACAACCTCAGGTTCGGGGCCACGCTTGTCGTGACCCAACTGACTGTCTACCAGAACGGCATCCCGACGGAATATGTGGTCCCTGTTTCGACGATGGACATCACAGTCGATCGCAACGCGGCGCAAAGGCGTTCAGGCAGCATCACGGCCGAGATCACCCCGACAGCACCGCCCCCCGCCCTACTGCCTACGGGGCCGTCCTCTGCGCTGTCTCCGTTCGGCAACGAGGTCTTCATCCAGACCGGCATCGCCGCCCAGCAAGGGGCGCTCTACGCTGCGGCCCCCCTCGGGGCGACTTCGGTCGAAGTGTACAATCCCGAACAAATCGTGGTCGGCTCCATGATCTCGTTCCCCGGCGACGGCGCGCAGTACTCAGTCACCGCGGTCACAGGGTCAAACACTCCCTTCACTCTCCAACTGGGAACACCGTTGCTAGTTGCCGAGGCCGCAGGGACCCCCGTGAACCACAACCCGCAGTGGGTACCCATTGGGCTGTTTGAGATCGCCACTACGACCGTGGACGACACCTCCTTGGACTTGGTGACGACCCTCCAGGTCTACGACCGCTCGTGGGTCATCTCCCAGCGTCAGTTCATTCAGGCGTACATCTTCCCGATGACTGCTTCTGGGAACTTCGTGGACGAGATGGTGTTCCTGCTCAACTTCGTGTGGGGTACCAACCAGGCTACGGGCACTCCGATCCCCGAGTCCCCCCCCCTCAATTTCAACATCGTCCCGACCTCCTTGAGCGTGCCAGCCGCGACCTACGACCAAGGTTCTGATCCTTGGCAGGCGGCGATGGACATGGCCGAGTGCGTGGGGTATGAGCTGTACTTCGATGTCTATGGCAATGTCGTAGGCCACCCGATCCCGAACCCCTTCAACCGTCCTGTGACCTGGAACTTCACTGACCAACCGGACAATATCTACGGGACTGGGGGGTCAGGCTCAGGTGGAGGCTCATCGACCCTCCTCGGCTCGGTGTACTCGACTCCGACCGCAGTGCAGAACCAAATGACCCGCGACGGGATCTACAACGACGTCTACATCACCGGAGTAGGAACGTCCAACGCTCCATACTCGACGACGGGTAGTGACGCTCCTGTCCTAGCCGAGGCTGCTGATGTCAGTCCTGCGACAACGAGCCCCACGTCGATCTACGGCCCGATGGGGGATATCCCTGAGTTCGTTTCGTCCAACCTCGTGAGTAGCGGTGGACAGGCCTTGCAGATGGCAAAGAGCGAGCTCCTGCTCACCCTGTCTGCCTCTTGGACCATCACCCTCACGATCGCCCCGAACCCGATCTTCGATATCGACGACGTTGTTACTGTCACCCACGCGCGCGTCGGACTAGCCAACGTCCCGATGGTCATCGACACGATCGACTATATGGTCAGCTATGGCGACCTCTGCACGATCACAGGCCGCGTCCTTCAGGCCGGCACGCAGACGGGGACGGTCGCGTGGAAGGCTTACCAAGACGGCAGCGCCAACAACCAAGGCCTGAGCCTCACCGGCATCGTGGACAGCGTTCAGTCCCCTGCCTATGGGACCAACTCTGCTTTCGCCCAAGCGGCCCAGAGCGTCTACACCGGCTCGTACTTACAAGGGCCCTACGGAGACACCAACGCTCAGGGCGCTGCTACTGGGTCTGCCTTCTCGGCTGAGGCAATCATTGAGTGGCCCTTCATCGAACCGACTCTTCCGATCACGGGCATTGCGCTCACTCGGATAGAGCCAGGCGGTAACCAGTGGTCGATAGGTCTGAGCGCGAACACGGCTTTCATCGAGTACAAGTGGACCGACTCAACAGGGACGGTCAATACCTTCACCGGGACCAACACGATCGCCCCCTTGACGGCTTACTGGGTGCAGCTTGCTTGGGACGGCTCAACGCTCTACGGCTTCGTGAACGGGGTTCTCGACCTGTCCACAGCGATGACCTCAGTGATGACCCCCTCCGCGAACGGTGCCCTCCGCATAATCGGCAGTTCGGCGATGGGGGACATTACGGTAGACGAGGTGAGGATCTCCGATGTAGCTAGGAACACCTCTGGGTATACCCCGGCGACCGCCCCCTTCACCTCGGATGCCAACACAGGCGCCCTGTACCACCTGGACGCCGGGTTCATCACGGAAACGATATGACCCGCCCCGCTGCCCCTGGAAGCCCTCACAGCCTCTCACAGGCCCTTCGTAGAGGGCTCTCCGCTAAGCCCTTCAACCAGGACACGATCCAGTGGGGCATCGTTGCCGCAGTTCACGGGTCCACAAGCACCATGCTCAGTATGGCCGCTTCGGAAGGCGACACCACGATCTATACAGCGGGTCCGGCAGTCGTGAACGACCTCTTGGTGATCGGGAATGTCACCACCACTGTCCAACCTCGCGTTAAATCAGTCACGGGCACTGGGCCCTACACGGTCATGCTCTGGCAGCCCCTCACGATGGCCTACACGACTGGGACCTCGGTAACTGCTCTACCGACCATCGACGTGTACCTGAACGGCGCGCAGAACCCCACCCCTGCTTCATCTTTGACTTGGGGGATAGGGGTCGCTTATGGGACCACTCCCCCTGCGGTCGGAAGTGTGATCCCTCTGTTCCGAGGTATTGGAGGGCTCAAGTCGGATCGTTTCGCCCTCAGCCCCGGGGGGGATTGGATCATCACTGGTGATGGACCACCCACGAGCCCACCGCCAAACGGAACTGTTGGAGTTCTTTACCTCGACATCCTCAACGGTGGCATTTACCAATGGACCAACCCATTCCCCGCCTCCCCAGGCAGCGAGGCATGGGTACAGGTGGGTGGCTTCGACCCCCTGGCAACCTATTCGGGGATCTCAGTTCAACAGGGTGCGAACTCGTTGGTCTACGTGGAGGCCGTCGGGGCTGGCGGCGCCGTGTCCGCCTTTTGGGTGCAGGCCAACGGCACTCCTGGCGCCAACCTTGAGATCCTAAGCGGGGCCTTCAATGCCCTATGGGGCTGGGGACAGGACGGCGGGTACATCTTGCCAGCCGCCGATAATCTCCCGTCCTACGGTTCGACCGTCTATTCCTCGGCGAGCGCCCCCGTGTCTGGTGCCTTTGGTTCCGACGGTGATTGGTGTCTTTCCGAGGACGGGAACATCTACTACAACGACTCTGGGGTCTGGGTTCTCTACGGCGCGGGGTCTTCGGCTTGGGCGACTGGGACCGTAACGTCGGTCACCTACGGCAACCCGAGCACGATCAGCACCGCCTCCGACACCGATGTCCCGACGATCGCCTCCTACATCCCCTACGTCGATGACGTTGCGTTGATCGGAGTAGGGACGGGCTACGGGACCTCTGGGTTGGTCGGGGTGGGCGCGATCGTTTCAGCCGGGGGTGCCACGGTCGGGCCAGGGCAGTACAACCTCACGGCTCCTCCTGGGACCACCGCGATATCGGTCACGCTCATTGGGGGGGCGGGCGACACTACCTACGGAGGTTTCGGGAGCCTCATAGTCGGCACATACCCGATGACGGGTGGACAGGGGTGTCAGATCAACGTGGGAGCGCAGGGTGGTGGTAGCGGAACTGGGGGCGGCGGCGATGCTGGCGCGAATGGCTCGCCTGGAGGTGCCGCGACCGATCTCCGTGTGGGCGGGACGGGACTGTCTGACCGCGTTCTAGTCGCAGCAGGTGGTGGCGGGGAAGGGTACGGGGCTGGTGCGACATATGGTGGCGGTGGCACTGGCGGCGGTACGACAGGAGGCTCCGGTGCTGAGGGCAGCATCGGAGGGGCCGGTCCTGGCACAGGGGGCACACCGAGCGGTGGAGGCACGGGCGGTGCCGGATTTGGTGGCAGCAGCAGTGGTACGGGTGGGACTTCAGGTGCCGGTGGTGACGGTGGCGGTGGTGCGGGCTTCAGTCAATGCGGCGGTGGCGGCGGTGGGGATGGCCTCTACGGCGGTGGCGG